TCGTTTGCAGAGGTATGCAAACGATACTGGGCAGGACTGGAATGACGTGCGGACTCAGGCCAAGTACTTCCTACGCGAAGTCAATGGGCTTGAGGAGCCAAAGGAGAAGAAGTATGGCGCTCAACTCATGGCTGCACAGAACGTGGATCAGGCTGCGCGAGCTAGCATCAGTCTTGCGCGGCCGGGAGGTTGGACTCCGAATAACCCCACCGCCGGTAACGGATACAAGCACACCTACGACGCCACGAAGCAGTTCGCAAAGGGCAATTACAAGGTCCCAACGCCGACTCAAAAGCTGAGTGACACGGGCGCGAAATTCGACCCGAATGCTGCTGGTAAAGGATTCGATCTGACCACGATTGTGCCAAAAGCATCTGGTCAAAGTCCTGGTGCAGGCATGGATTCACCGGACTACATACAAGGGCTGATTGAAAACGCCATTACGCCACAAGCAAAAAGGACGGGCAAGATTGCTGAAGGCGAAGTTGATCAAAGCCTTAAGCCACTTGAATCCTTGCTCGTCGCAGGCACAGAGGCGGATCAAGTTGGCACATCCGAAGGAGATGCACCGATTCAGCCTGAGGATCCGACCATCAATTCGAACCCAGATCGGCCGGGTGATTCAGGTTCATTGAATGGGACGGTGAGCAGAGATTTGTTTGACAGCGGCTCTCCCGCCTTGCAAATTTTCGCTGGAGTCCTTTCTGCTTTGAGTCAAGGGTCTGCGGATGCAAAGAAAAAGAAGTCTAGCAGCCCGGACACTTCGATGTTCGACGCGGCCATGAACAGTGGAACCGCGCGTGCTCCTTCAATAGCCCAGATCATGGCATCTATTCGAGTCTGATCTATGGCAGAGAAGGATGTGCTACTTAGGTTTAAGCGAGTCGGAGATTATACAGAGGATCAACTCCTAAAGGACTTGCGTGATCTTAATGAAGAAGTTCAGCTTATCATTCGCAATGGTAATGGCGTTCCGATTCCCGGCCCTCCTGGCCCTGTTGGTCCTGCCGGTCCTGATGGGGAGCAGGGCCCTATTGGACTCCAGGGAGAGGATGGAGAACCCGGTCCTGCCGGAACAGATGGACTCTCCGCCTACGAGACCGCTGTCCTATATGGATTCGAAGGGGGAGAGGTTGAGTGGCTCCTCTCGCTGCAAGCGGATAGCTCGTACGAGATTGCCGTCCGTCTCTATGGTTATAACGGTACTTACGACCAATGGTACTATGAGTCTCGAAGTGTTCAAGACGATTGGGGATTCATCGCTGAAGATTATGGATTCCTATACGGCACTGTGCTGGATTTCGAAGACTATGGTGGCCTCTTTGGACCAGTAGCGCCGTTGGAATTTGGAGTCAGTGGTGGGTACATCTTGAGTAGTGATCTGGCCTTCTTCCTTGTGCCGTCTGATTTCACGGCCTATGTAGCACACACAGGAACATAGTATGGGCGACCCGGTCAATCCTAAGCCGATTCTAGCGTTCAACGAGAAGCTGATTCTGTCTGGCACAGAGCAGTATTTTGCGTATGATGCGGCTGGAGCGATCAAGGATATTCGATTCAGCGTTAATGCTGTTAGAGAGTATGTGCAGAGATACACGCCGTCGGGTGGGATAGCGGCCGCTACGATTCCGTTGGCAATTGCAGAATTGGATTTGGAAAAAGTCGCCAAGGCTGGCGATACGATGACCGCACCATTGCACTTGATTGCGTCGGCCACAGCTCAACCTAATTGGTATAGCCCAGGCACTATGAGTCTGGCGCTTCAGGGCGAAGGTGGAGCGGTTATGTACGTTAGAAGATACGATTCTTCTAGTAGCTCTCCCTACGTTTACCTGACTAAATCTCGTGGAACCGTTGCGGCTCCTGCCGTGCTGGCGGCGAATGACCTATGTGGGATCATTCGATGCGACGGAGAGACAGGAGCCGGCCAGAGTCCTGTGGTGCAGATGTTCATGGCGGTGGTTGCTGCTACTCCATCCGGCACAAATATGGAGTCACGTCTTAGAATTTTCGTGAATCCGGCTGCCTCGATTACTCAGACCGAGGTATTCCGTTTGGACCATGCAACTGGACTCAGCTTGTATGGGGCTAATGTTGTCGTCGATAACAATCGTATTTTCCGACTCCGTTCATATACCATCGCGACTCTGCCTGCTGCGGCTACTGCCGCCGGGCAAATGATCTACTGCTCTGACCTTGGTGGCGGTGGTGGACAGCTGAATTCCGATGGTACTACGTGGCGTCGAGTCAGTTCTGGTGGCCAAGCTGCTATTGCCACAGATGCGATTTTCACATTGACTCCGTTGACGAGTGCACCAGAGATCAAACACACTGGTACGCTCACGGCGAATCGTGCTGTGACTCTCTCCACGACCAATGCGTTTTCTGGTGCCAGATTTAGAATCACAAGAACTGGTGGCGGTGCGTTCACTCTGGATGTTGGAGGTGGACTCAAGTCACTCGCAACGAATACGTGGGCTGAGTTCATCTATGATGGTGCCGCGTGGTATCTGGCGGCTTATGGAGCACTGTGATGAGAATCGAAATTCAGAATTTCTACTGGGTCATGAAAGCTTTTGATGATCCGTTGACGCCAGCTTGGCAGATTCAGGTTGGCAAGACGGCCGAGAACATGGAGGAAATCCAGGCTCAAGGTGGTCAGTTGACGGTGATTCAAACTTGCAATATGGCTCAAGCAGCCGAACTGGGTGTGACGCTGGATGTTATCTCGGCGGTGATCAATGAATCATCGCTGGCGGAGTGTGATATGCTGCGTCAACAGATGCATGTGCTGCAGAATCCGCCTCTGGACACAGGGGAGTCAGCATAAATGGCCATCGGCCCCTATGCACAGATAAAGCAGCATCGTCGGGGCAGTACGGTGGATCATGCGCGATTCACTGGCGCTCCCGGTGAATTTTCCATGGATACGACGAAGAAAACGGTCGTCGTGCATGACGGTTATACGCAGGGTGGAATTCCGCTTCCGAGTCCAGTAGCACCCGGACTGTTCATCCAAGGTACACAGGTCACGTGGATTGTGGCCCTGACTCAAGCTGCGTACGATGCACTGACGGACAAGAACCCGACGTTCCTGTACGTCATCATTCCATCGACTCTCATCGCCGAGACGGGTCTATTCGTCTTGAGCCCTATTGAAATGAATCCGCCCATCTATTAACAGGAGTCAACCGTGGCCGCCTTTCAAAAAGTCAATAGTTTTGTCGAAGCGATTGCGCTGAAGAAGCACAATCTCGGCACGGATCAGATCATGATCGCATTGTGCGCGACAGCGAATCCGCCTGTGGCTGCCAATGCTGTGCTGGCGGACCTCGTGCAGATCGCATACACGAATCTGTCGGCCAGGATTCTGACAACGATCAGTGCGACTCAGGTGGCTGGAGTGTTTTCCTACATCTGTGCTGACTTGACTCTGACAGCTGCCGGTGGATCGGTGGCAGCGTTTCAGTATGTCGTGCTGTACAACAACACGGCGACGAACAAAGAGATTATTGGATTCTATGATATCGGGGCGCCGGTGACTCTACTGGATACTCAGACTTATCCGCTGGACTTCAACCAGACGACGGGCGTCTTTCAGATAGCGTAAGATTCATGGCTATCGGATTCTTCTTCAACGGAATCCCTGCCAGCAAGTACTATCTTGGAAAGACTCAGGTCAACAAGATAGTGTATGGCGCGGCAGAGATTTATGATCGATTCGCAGCGAACCGTATGAACACAGGGTTCTTCACGCTGACGATGAAAGACGTGGTGGCGATCGGACCCGTGCGTCCTTCAGCGATTCTAAATACCGGGTTCTTCACGCTCACAGGGTTCCCGGTCACATTGACTCCTCCGCCAGTGGGTCATCGCTACTGGAGGGTGAATGTTTCTGCGGCTGCGGCTGCGGGCGGTACTGGAACGGTGAACGTCGGCGAATGCGAAATGGCGATCGCAGCAGCTGGTGCGAATCAGTCTACCGTCGGGGCTAATGCAGCAGCCAGCAGTGCTGTAGGTGGGCGAGGCGCGAATCTAGCATTTGATGCTTCGCTTGCTTCGACGAGCTTCTGGGCTGCTAGTGCGGCGTTGCCACAGTGGTTGTCGTATGACTTCGGAGTTGGGAATGCAAAGACGTTGTACGAGGTACGAATCGCGGTTCACACGCTTGCTCGTTATCCAAGCACGTTCACGATTGAATTTTCGGATGACAACGCAGCTTGGACTGTGAAGAACACGTATACCGGAATCACTACGTGGGTCGTCGATACTTACAAGACCTTCGTGCTCTGAGAGATTGGAATCATGCCTAAAGACCGTTTCCCCATCCCAGACATCGCGAGCTATACGCCGAACATCGATCCTCGTGGAGTGCCGACTCAGAACTTCGTCCTTCAGGGCGAGAATTTCCTGTTTGATCCAATGGGACCCAAAAGTGGATTCGGATCTCGAATTATTGCTAATGGTGAAAGTATCGAGGTCGAAGGTGGAGTCGTCCAGAGCATCCAGATTGCTAAGTTCAGCTTCGTGTTTACTACACTTGGAGTCTATATGGTGGATGTGGAGGATTTGGATGCCCCCTGGAGTCAAGTTCTGAGTTTGACTCCGTTCGCCAACACTCCGATTCCGGAGGACAAGAAGTGGACGGCGGCTTATTTGGCCAAAGGAATCTACTTCGTGCATCCAGTCTACGGGATGTATGTGCTGGCTACGAACGTCAACGTTCCGGTGATGACTCCGAAAGACCAAGATGATATACCAGGATTGCCCTATAAGCCACAAGCCATTTGTGAAACGAATGGACGGATGGTCGTACTCGGAATCAAGTACATTGGATGGTCAAACAGTGGAGAGCCGCAGAATTTCATTCCGGAGATTGGTGGAGCTGGGCAACAGCTTCTATCTGATCGAGTCAGTGGCAATCCGCTTACAATGTCGGGTTTCCAGACCGGATTCATAGTTTGGACCGACTCTGGATGCATGATAGCGGAGTTCATCGGCGGTGACACGGTATTCCGATTCGATCGGTCAACCACGAAGCAGTTGCCGATCAATGCGTTCACAGTCGAGGACCTTCCGAATGGGAGTCAAATCCTGTTGACGAAGCAAGGACTGTTCATCACGGAGTCAGGAAAAGAACCGACGCCCGTAGCGCCGCTGTTTTCGGATTTCTTGATGACTCTGTTGAAGGAACGTCCACAGCTACGAGCCCGATTAACTTATCAGATAGAATCCGATCTCCTATACGCACAGCTTCGAGACTGGACAGACCATTATGTATACACCTATGTCCTTGCGGTGTCGCTGGATAAATGGGGTATATTCAGTGAGCGGCATCTTGGAATCATCCGCTACTCTCCAGTTCGAGGTGCCTTTGGATATTGTGATTCGAAAGGCATTGTACGCCGATTTGTTGAAACGTTCACGAAGGAAGAAACGCCAGGAGTCTTCGTTGGGCTTGACTCATTTCTCGAAATAGGCTACATCCGGCCTCCGAACATGCTGCCGTCGGTAGATGTGTTGCTGGAAATGCAGGAGTTGCTGCTCGGCGGAGTCCCTGCAAGGCCAAGTTGGTCGATTCCGGACTACGTGGACCTTGGGCCGTTTGGTGCTTTGCCTCCCCCGTCCGGGTATTTCTGTTTGGATTTTATGTCGGGTGAATGGAGGTTCAACGGAGTCGTCTATGACTCGCCGACGGAGTTGCTAGCAAACTACAACGGTGGATTCCTAGGAGGAAATGGCTATGAAGTCACAGATGCGGCCACTCCTGGAATCTACTCTGACCCACTCAATTCCCCTCCTATCGCCGTGTTCGTTGCAGCAAATGTCAACGACCCAGGCGTTACATTTCTTATTCAATACCGACGATTCGAAGATCCAGAACTTAATGACACAGGCTGGGTTCTTTACCTCCGGCACAAGTTTGACCCGCTTGATCCTGACGCTCGTCGAATCAATCTCCAGTTTGACCAGAACACTGGACTTGTCACACTCACTGATCTCGGAGGAAACATTGCTCTGTCTCGTCCGCTGCCGAACGCAGGTGTTGCGAGAGTTGGAATCACACTTGCGCGAAATGATGGCCCAGCAGAACATGTCTACTCGTTGAGTGTCAACGGCAGCACGGTGTCTGCGACTCGTGCTAGCACAGCATCCGTGAGTGAGATGGTGAATGGAGTCGAAGTAGATTTCGGATGGAAGCATGATGTTAATGCTCCGTTCGATAGATACTTTCAAGAACCGTTCTTCTTTCAGCAAATCTGCATCATGGAGTCACTTCAGGATGCTGACTTGACTCTGTGGACTGGAGACATCTGATGGCTGACGAGTTCAACGATCTCAGAGACGGTGATACTCTTGATCTCCAGGGAACTGGATTCGACACGGTGGACTGGGTGCAGGACTGGGACGATACCTATGGTCTCCTGAACTACATCACGTATGAAATTACCATTGCGTGCGATCTAGACGGTCTCTATGATGAACTCATCACGATTCCGCTCATGGCAAACGAACAGGCTGGTTCGATTCTCTGGGTTCTCATGTCGAGTGGATTCTTTCAGCGCATTCGACTTCGTGCAACGGACTATCAGTATCTTCAGGTTGCTGGTGATCCAGAGCAAGTAGGTACGATTCATGAGCCGCATGGGCAACAGATTCATGTGCGGCTTGCCGAAGCAACCATGTATTACCAAGGACAGCTTTCATGAAAAAGGTTGCTTTCCCGCGCGGCACGACGGCAGAGAACGATCTCTATGTTGGAATCGACGGTCAAGTAACGGTCGATACAGATCGTTATGAGTTCCGACTCCATGATGGGATTACGCCCGGCGGCTGGAGAGTTCTCAACATTACGCAGTTGATTCAACTGTTCATGAGCAGGGACTCAGAGTTCGGCCAGGTGGCATTCGACGATGCCGACCGTGGCGTGCTGACGCGAGTCGGGGATAAGCAGTATGCACTTCGACTGATCAAGGCACTGGCTGCTGGCGGCATTCTGGTGTCCAAGGCTGATGGAGTCACTGTCAACCAGAACGGAGAGACTGATGACTTCTACCTATCAATTGATCCAGCTTATCTTTCTAGTCTACTTAGCCGAGCAGGTCGACTCGTTTATGCAGGTCTCACCACAGGCACTGCGGCTGCAATGGTCGCTACTGTACCGACTGGCTTTCCGGCAGTGGATGGGGCGATTCTAACGTTCAAATGTCATGTGGCTCCGGCAGCGGCAGCTACGTTGACGTTGAGCATTGTGACGCCGGCTTCGACTCAAGGTCCATATCCGATTGTGACCCCAGTCGGCTCGAACAAGATCAACGAGATTTTGCCGATCAACACGATCGTCGAGGTCATGCGAGTCAACAATACGTGGGTCATCGTCAACTGGACGGTGGCGAAGGAATACGGGATTGCGCCTATTGCCGGACTCACAGCACTGAACATACAAGATGCACTCGCGGAGTTGAAGGCTGGGCAAGTCACGGGCGGCAGCGATCTCCAACCATATCGCTATGACACTGACACGACTGGCAACAACAGCATAAATGTGCCAATGGCGGACAACGACCGTCGACTCGTCATGATGACTTTCCAGTCTGCTGGTTCCCCACAGAGCAGCAGACTGATGGTCAACGGAGTCGAGATGATAGCCTCGGTGACTCACCAGGGCCCATCAAGCACTACGTCTGGCGGCGGGAGTGATGGTCGGGATCAAAATACGACGACGAGCACTACGTTGTATTACAACCATCTCGTCTACCATGGAATCATGCTCAGAAAGGGCACGAAACTTTATATCGGTGATATCTACAAACTTCGTGGTAGGTCTGGTGCACCCAGGGCATACAACTCCCCCGATCTGGAACAAGGAATCCCAGCAAGCAACACTGGCTGGTACTCCATGTACAACTTAATCGACTGTGGAACTGTCGTCGCGAATCAGGTGACTATCAGCGGCGGCTCTACCATGTCATACAGCAAACTCGGAGTCCTGTTCCCAGGATAATAGGAGACTCACATGGATTTTCTTAGCGGCATCGGCAGTATCCTGGGTGGCCTATTCGGTGGCATGGGCGGTAAGGACTCGACGCAGGAGTTCGAGAAGCACTCGACGGTTAACAGCAGTGCTTCAGCAACGGATCTGAGTCCGGAACTACTGAAGTCTCTGGAGACTCTCTTTCAGTCCACCGTCAAGGGCGGAGGGTTCAAGAAGTCCGGAGATGCCATCACTGGTCGACTCAACCAGCTCATCTCACAGGCGAAACGGCCGGAGTTCGACGTGGCTGGGTTTGCCAAAGGGATCACGGATCAGGCAACCAGCGCGGCTGGCCTGCAACTGGAATCCGACATCAACGGCCTTCTGTCCCAATCCGGCACTACGGAGTCAGGAAACAGCATGAGTCAGCTGATTGCAAACAAGCTGCGCAATCAGACGGCGGCGAATCTCTCTGGCATCAGTGCACAGGCTACTGGGGTCGGCGAAGGACTTCGTCAGTCCCAGCAGGGTCAGCTGACCGAGGGAATCGGAACGCTGAGCACCAGTCTGTCGGATCAGATCTTGAAGCTGATTCAGAGCACTCGTGGTGCCAGCACTTCCGGCACTAGCACTAGCAAAGAGGACACCAAGGGCAAAGGCACTGCATCGGAGTCAGGAGATCCGTTCTCCGCTCTCGGTGGATTGTTCTCCTCCATGGGCAAAGCAAGGACGGATGCATAAATGGTCGCTCCCCGGACTCAAGGACAGCTTCAGGCAAACGAACGGGTGCTTGCGTCCCCCTCTAGCACTCGTTCGGCCGGTGCCACGACCGCCCCCCAGAGTGGCACCGGCAATTTTTCTTTCTCCATCGACCAGTTCACCCAGAGTCTGGATGAGCAGGCGGTGTTGACTCAACAGCGTCAGGCGGCTCAAATTGCACAGGGGAATGTGCAAGCAGGGATCATGGATCGCAGCAAGAAGTTGGCTGCGGCACAGGTTGATTCACTGGGTTTCATGCGAGATGACTTGGCGACGGCGCAGCAGAAGGCAGCGCACGCGAGGAAGTTGGCTGACTCTATGAATCCGTTGGACACTCTGCGTCTGATGGGGCTACAGCTGATGGACCCGAATGGCTATATTCGGGAGAATCGCGAGAAGAGACTCCAGGAAGATTCACAGCAGGTTGCCATTCAGAGTCAGATCTACGGGATCGGTCAGGAGGCACTGAAGCAGGAGTTGCTGGCCAGTACAGCTGGAGTCGACCAAGCCACGCTGCTGGAAAACATCGGCACAGAGAAGCTCAAAAGCTTTGCGGCTAACGCTGCGCTGCTACACGAGAACATGAGCGCACTCGAAACGATGAAGCAGGATGCGATTCACACGATGACCGCGCAGGAGTTGGCGGCGGCTATCACCCAGAGCAAGGCTCCTGGGTCGAACGGCAGCGCGAACATCGCTGGAATCGATGTCGATCTTCGGACATTGGAGGAACGTAAGGCGAATCTGGATGAGCGGGACTACCAGATGGAGTTGGGAGCTTACACTCGAATCCTTGGTCGCGCTGACATAGCGAATCTGAATACGGTGCTTGAAGGGAAGGCACTGGAGAATACGCTTCAGCAGGATCGGAATGCGAATGCTACGACGGAACTGGCGTTGCAGCGCGGAGAGCGTGAGGCTCGAGTCGCTGCCTTGAGTGCGAAGAATCAGGAGAAGATCGTTCGCACGTTCTCCATGAAAGAGTTGCTGGATCTTCAGGCGAATCACTACAAGGATGCGTCTGGACTCGACTACAATCCGGTGGTGGTGGATACGGAGTATGATCGTCAGAACCAAGCATTGAACAATCGAGTCCAAACTGCTGTGCGTGATCAACAGCTTGGCAGCTTCGACATGCAGGATTTGGCTGATGAAAAAGCCAGATTGTCGATTACGAAGAGTCGATTCGTTCCTGGCTCTGCTGGAGCCAAAGCAGCGGCGGAATACGAAAAGACGATTAACTTCGCTGCACTCGGCGCCGGCCCGACCAACGATCTTGTGACTCGAGTCGTCGCCCAGACTGCATTCAGCAAGGCACAACAGGACTTCTACTCGAAGGTCGAAGCGCAAGCGAAGAAAGATGCTCCGAACGACGTGAACGAGCAGAAACTCCGCACGGCATACTATACTGGGAATCCTGTGCCCCAGGATGCTCTCAAGGATGCCGCCGCAGATCGACTCCGGAAGTTCAAGAGTCTATCGGATATTCTGCCATCCGACGTGGCGTTGAAAGTGGAGTCGAAGTACAAGGAGCTGCTCGGCGCCGCTCGGGCGAAGGCAAATGATCCGGCGGCATACAGCAAGCCGGATGCAGTTGAGTCCAAGCTGATCGAAGAAAATGCTATTCAGCAGGCCATCGAATTCGGCGTCAATGATTCGCTGAATGGCGGTACGACGGACTTGCTCATCGGGGGCCAGGTTGGCGATCCGACTCATCCACTGTTCAAGCGGTGGAATCCAATGATGATTGTCAACGCCATGAAAACGGCGGATGACAAGGCCAAAGGCCAGTTCATGCAGGATCATCAGTTGAGTGAAGGTGACGTGCAGAACATCATCGACGGCAAGCCTGTATCTGACAACCGTGACACGACTGGACTCAATGCAGAGTTGATCTACAAGCAGCATTCGGAGTTCCTGTTGAGTCTCGATGCCTATGAGCCAGGCATGGGGCATGAAGTTGCGAATTGGTGGCAGAGTCAGGGAGCAGGCTATGTACAGAATCAGGCGGCAAATGCTCAAAGCGCAGCGGCGTCGTCGTTTCAGGGCGCTAACATGCTGGCGGTTTCTTCGGACGTTCAGAGTCAAGCACTTAATACATATGCTCTTGGACTCGGAGGCGCAGATGATCAGTCGAATGCTCAAAATGCGCAACGTAATGCGGACTTCATCAACTTCGGCAATGATCCCAAGAATACTCAAATTGCGTTGCTGAGTGCCGACAAGAATCTATCGGCCGGCGAAAAGCAACAGTTGTTCACTGAAGTGATTCAGCCCCTGCTTGTCGAATCTCAGCAGAAGGGCATGGATTACGAGTCGACGAACTTGGCGATCGAGCAGAAGATCATGAACTATGAGGCTGTGAATCCAGGTCTCAAGTCCGTGCTCAAGACTCTGCGTCGGGATCGGCCGCAGCTTGTGGAGAAGCTGAATGGTGACATGAAAACCATCAGCTTCCTCATGTATCCGTTCGGTCCTTACATCAAGGGCAAGCTTGAGTCAGGTGCCACAGCGGTCGGATGGTACAGAGAGCTAACTGGCAAGAATCCGGCTGGCGATGCAGCCATCCAGAAACGTGGTGTCATTCCACGTCCAAACCAAGGTCCTTTGAATCTCACAGGTGTGGTTCCTGCGGGACGGGACCTCACCATCGGTACTGACTCCGGTCGCAGGTAAGGGGACGAAATGCCACAGCTTGGCACATTGGCTGCCGTGCAGCAAGGTTATCTTCAGCCACGAGTCGGACCTGGGTCAGGGTACGGTACGCTTGCGCCGGAGCTGAGTGACGAGCAGAAGCAGCAGATGACTCAGAAGCTGTTTAACACCCAGTACAATGAGAACAAAGGAATCAGCTGGTACAGGGGCGTAGCGGAGACGGCCGCTGGCTCTCTGCTGAATTTCGGTGCGGATATCGTGAGTTTGACTCCAGGAGTGGACAAGACGGATGTTTGGGATTTTATCGGCGATTATGGGCCAGTTGTTGGGTCCGAGTTACAGGACTATTACAGAAGGAACCAATCCCGAATTGACACCATATCCGGAATCGGAGGGGCAATCGGTACAGGGGTCCTGGCAGGAGAAGTGCTCTTGCCAAAGATCGCTTCGAGTCTTGCCTCGTCCACTATCATAAGTTCCAGCAGGCTGTGGCAGGCTGGAGCCAGGATCAATGCGGCTACGCGAGCGGCTATGGAAGCTGGGAACATGGAGTCGGCATTTGCACAACAAGCTTACAGTGTGCTTAGAAGCACTAGCGGTAGGCGATTCCTCGCTGGCCAGATAGCCAAAGGTGCAGCGAAGGGGCTTGCAGAAGAAGTGGCTATTGCTGCTGTGATGCACAACAACGAAGCCATATGGTCCGACGATATGTCTACGAATCTGATGTGGGCTGGAGTTGGAGTCACTGTTGGTGGGTTGGTTGGAAGTGTCGGAGCCTTCGCTGAAATGCGTAGGTACGCGAACAGTCCTGTTATGCTACAAGCACGTGCTGCACAAGTTGACCCGCAGGGAATCACCTTCCTACGTGAGGATCAGCCAGCCATCAACATAGCTGCCCAAGTGCAGAGCATCGTGCCGGCCAAGGAATCGGCCGTTGGCACAGCGTATGCGTTGGAGTGGAGACAGAGTGCTCCGCACAATGCCGTTCCGCAGGCACAGACTCGATTCGAACAAGCCACTGTGAAGGCTGGTGAAGCAGTAAAACTGAGCAACGGAAAGGTGCTATCCAAAGGAGTCACTGGTGTCGGTAATACCCGAATCGCCGGAGATTCCCTGGAAGGGGAGCACATGTTCCAGGCACAGTACGAAGATCCAATGGCGAACTTCGGTCTGGATTCGGCTGGAAGGCTGCCGGATGATGACACGAAGTATCTCGTGGCCAAGATGCCAGCGCCAGTCAGGACTACTGACAGGACGATTCTGCAAGCACGGCGGGACTTTGCTGCATTCGGCCAGAAGGCTTCTCCTCAGAATCCTTTCACAGCCGGCTTGTCCAGAGCAGAAGCACAGAAGTACGCAGATGAGTTGGATGCGCTGAAGGTTCAGAGTCAGGCTCACACGTTGGCTGCTGCAAAGCTTCAGGATGCACCGCCTCTAGAGCGACTCCTGGGTGCTCGTGATCTGGCTGTGAAGGCACTCGTTGGCTCTCACTTGGTCTCGAACATACGTGAAGGAGTCCGACTGGCTGCTCAGGATGCGAAGATTCTGGTGAGTGGCAAATGGATTAGTGCACGTCATCCGGAGGCTGTGACTCTTAGTGCCTACAAGCCCGGCAAGGTGAAGCTGAAGCAGCTGACCGCCGGCGTCCAAGCATTCCGATTCGACACACAGGGTGGCAGAACGATTCGAGTTGATGAAACGTTCCGGCCGACCATGGGGAACCAGACACTGGCATTCTCCTCGCTGCCAATTGACGAGCGTTTGAGCGTGATTGAGGGCATGAATGCGTTCATGGACTCCATGCTTCGCTCAGGCTCTGCTCATGCTATTCAGAAGAACGCTGGCTGGTTCGAACTGGACAATGCGATTCGATTCGCAGAAAAGGGTGGCACTGTTCAGTTGCAGAACACTCCGTTCACCAGCATGGAAGAGGTGATGGTGGAGTCGCTGAAGAAAAAAGCAGCGGCTATCGGGAACAACAAGCGGTTGGATTATTGGGGCCGACTCGCTTACAACCTTCCATTGCCCAACGCGTCAGAAAGCATCTACGATGCAGTTGGAGACTCTATGCGTGCTGTGCTCGACGCAGCCACACAGGGTGCGAATCAAGCACAACTTGAGCAGCTTCGTGCCACGACAATGAACATCCATGGATTCAGTCTGAAGTCCGACGGCACTCCGCTCATGGGCAACATGTGGACTTTCAACAAAGGCACTACTGGAAAATCCAAAGGCAAATGGATGAATCCAGTAGTCGGCTTCTTCGACTCCGTGAACAACATGCCGACGTTTGATGCACGCGGTGTAGGTGAAATGCTGGCTGAGCAGAAGGTCCAGAGGACTCTGACTCTGGCCGACCCATCTGTGCCCGGTGGTTTCATGGCTGCACTGACACAGGTTATGCTTCGGAATCCGGACTTCATGGCCAGCATGGAGGTGAGGGCGCTTCAGGACGATCAGATCACGGGCATCGGGAACTATGCGAGTCAGATCGCTGGCGAGTTCGTGACACGAGAGTTCCAGGCCAGGGACAGCAAGACGATCTTGGCACTGACTCGTGTGCGCGAGATGGTCAACAGGGCCAGCAATGCACAGTTGCACGAGCTCATGACTCAAGAGATGGGCGATGTCGTTCAGAGGCTCAGTGCGGCCCCAGCCGCTGGCAGCAAGAGCCTCGTGAATCAATTCTTCTCCAACACCAGCGGTTGGGATTTGGAGGCGACTCCAGTTGCGACTGGAACCGGGTTCTGGGCATTTGAATTGTCAGAGACGGCGGCAAATGCAAAGCGGCTGGGCCGTTCCGTGGCTCAAGGCGAGACTCTAGTTAACATGCGCACACAGAAGGAGATCGTGCTCGATGATCTGGGACTCGAATACGCTACTCGCTTCAACGCTGTGGCCAATCGGATTCTCACTGACAAGAATAAAGTTCGTACGGCCATGGGGCTTACAGAGCTTCGAGTCAAGCCTTGGTACACTCCGCCGCCGGATACTCGGAACAAAATCGTTGCCTTCACGTTCGATGAGGACAATAACGTGGTTCCGGGAGGAGCGATCATTGCTTCGACTCAGGCTGAATATGATCATCAGTTCAATCTCCTATCAGCGAATCTGCCTATGGGGCATACGATCCGTACGAAGGATCAGGTTGCGGCTGCCGGGGACCTCTACGACAGAGCCGCTATGGATTGGCTCGATCCAGGAATCACCGTGGCCCCTGCCAAGAACCAGGTCGGAGGACTATCATCGGCATCGGTGAATCCGAAAGCTATAGAAGATAGTCTGACTTGGGTGAAGTCGCAGACGGAGGCGAATGGCACTGGCTTCATGCGCGTGATGTATGATTCACAGTTGGGCATTGTGCGCGCTCGTGGTGCTGTGGAGAGGCTGGCCAGAGCTACGCCAGAGGATTCCCCGATCAGGAATATCTTTGACGTATACGAAGCAACGGCACTGGGAAAGAGTCTCGGTTCCATGCAGCGCAGCATCAGCGGCAGCGTGATGAAGAAGCCAGAGTCTGTTATCAACGGTACGATCGCTGCTGTATGGCCTGCCATGAAGTGGATGGCTCCGAGTCAGCTGAACAACTGGGTCGGTGATTTGTACCAGCGGCTTGGCATCAGGGCACCGAAGTCTGCACGCACGTTCAACGAGCTTGTGAATCAGATTGGTACGAATACTCCGTACCAGAACGCTGTGGACTATGCCGAGCAGACTTTCAAAGTGAGTCGTCCGCCAGAAATACGTGCTATCACACAGGAGATGAGTCGATTGTCGGCGTCACTCCTGCTCCGTTGGTTTGAAATTCCAATGGCAGCCATGAATATGGTCGGACTCATCACCACCATGCCATCTATCATTCAGTCTGGTCGAGCTCCCGTGACTTCACATTTCAATGTGGGGACTCGGAGACTCGGAGTCGTAGACACTATGAAAATCATGATGGATGCGACCAAGGATATGGTGAGTCAGCGCAGCTTGGCTGACTGGCAAGTGATGGTCAAAAACGGAGATACGAAGCAGCAAGTGGCTGACTTCAACTCTATCATGGCGAGTCTAACGGACCGCAGCAAGACAATGCAGGTATTGCTAGGGAATCCAGCCAAAGAAGCCAAAAACATAAAGCACTGGCGCAGCATTGCTGACGGAATGAATAGTGCTAAAGCACTGGGAATCGATGGCCTCATCTCTGTGGCTACCGATACGACTGAGAACTGGTCTAGGTCTTGGTCGCACTTCGTCGGGCTTCGACTCGCTGATCTGCAGGGGATAACAGGAGTCGAAGCTCGACATTCATTTGCACGTGAAGTGGCGAATGCGGCAATAGCGAACTACAATCCTATGAATCGACCGGAGATGTATCAGTCGGCATTCGGATCGCAGTTTGGCTTGTTCATGAGTTACATGCAGAGCTACAATCAGCGACTCTTTCGGTGGATGGAAGATGGAGATTATCAGAGCATCGGCCGTCAGCTTTCGATGCAGACTACATTGTTCGGAGTGTCCTCACTGCCTGGATTCAATGTAGTGCAGGCCGCTCTTATGACAGCGGGTGTGGGCAAGACAGAGCAAGGTGATGATGCGACTCTGATTGACAACATCTATGCAAAGCTCGGTCCGGTTGTTGGCTCCGCTGTGGCTCACGGCAGCATCGCACAGCTTGGAGTCGCTCTCTATACTCGCGGTGACATGAACTACCGTGAGCCGACTCTGGACCCCACGAAGCTTATGGCCTCGTTGGGTATTGCATCGCAAGCAGCAAGCTGGGTGAAGGAGTCCTACAACACCTTGTTTGATCCGAACTCTCTGGATGGCAACGGAAAGCTGCTGGAGGTTCTTGCCAGGAATATGCCGAATCGCGTTATGAAAGGCATGTTGAGTCAATATGCCAATGGCGGTCGGGATATAGACGCTCGTGGCAAGATCATCTCTGAAAACAAAACTATGGCGGAGACTTGGATTCGTATGCTCGGAGTCCGTTCCACACGTCAGCAGGCAGAAGTCGAAGCGTTCTATGCGAATCAGAGCGCGATTGCCAAAGATGCAGCGAAGATGGAAGTACTTCGCGGAGAGACTCGTTCTCTGATGCGGAATGATCCAGATTGGAAGAATCGAATCATGGATGTGTTCGATCAGTACGTCAAAACGGGTGGCCGTCCGGAGCACTTCCGGACTTGGATCAAAGATCAGATCCGTGAGTCAACCGGTACTCGTGGTGTGAATGATCTAGTGCAGGCCATGCGGAATCCGACAGGGCAGCAAGCAGTCTGGCGGTACAATGCCTATGGAGCGAACTGAGTCATGCCGAAGGAGCCATTTGACGTAGTTAAATGGTCCTTCATTCTTGTGGCAACAGTTGTGTTGACACAGGTGATTCTAGTCGCCGTGGCATTATTTTTCTGTTTGGTCCAATACGGTAACGCAATTGTCGTCCAAGGCAAGTCGTGCGGTGAACCGGGCCAGTTAGCTGAAATAATGAGTGCCGCTCTGGCAGCGGCACTTGGATTCGCGGGTGGGAGACTATCTAAATAGTTAGGCACTTTTTCGGAGTCTCTCTCCCAGCTCTCTGACGTAGTTAGCCAGTTTCGAAGCTCCTACGGAACCTCCCAACCGAATCTTATGACCTTCGGATATCAGACGGTTCATCTCGACGAGCCGTTGGAATATCTTTGACGTGTCGTCAGAGTCGAATCCTGCTCTCCCCATAATAGCATACAGAGTATTGCGGCTGTCGTTGCCTGGCATTGATTCCAGGACTTCGCGGACGATGGCATAAGCACGTCCTTCGATGCTCTTGTCGAGTCCGACATATGCACCATCCATGTCTATTTCAGCCAGCCCCAGAATGACGTGAGCGAGAGCAACGTCCCGGCGGTTAACAACGTAGGGTGAGTCGCCACGTAGCAGGCAGACCAAGGCTGCGATGCGTGCAAGATGATCCGACCGTCTGGAGGCATAGGCATTGAGTCGAAACTCGAGGGTCGGGACGTTCCAATTGTAGAGGTACACGTATTCTTGTTCCGCCTCCTCGGAAAACGTGATCTCTCCGATTCCATCTGTCATCATCCGTTTAAGAGCATCGAGTAACCGTTCTTGTACAACGGCCTCTGCTGGGGATTGCTCTGGCGGGATAGGAACTGAATCGCCTTCCGCCCCTGCGTAGACAAATATGATACGGGACAGTATGCCGTGAGTGTGAGAATCTCTAGGTAGGATGCTGGCGAGATTCCCAGGAGTAGTCGCACCGAGGAGATTGATAAGTGGCGAAGGTATTCGTATGTTCCCTGATTTAGTCTGATAGAAGATAGGTTCGTTGTCGAGTCCATCAGCAAAGAAATCAAGGAGTTCACGCGTTTGCGACGTGAGGAGTCGCCCCAGCTCTTTGCTAGCAAAAAATATAGAGGATGGTCTAGTGCCGTGCCGCCCCATATGTGTGAGCACTGAGTCGAAGGAAGTAGTCCCCAGTTCGTCGAGTGATCCAGGTACCATGCTTGTTCCCGAATCATCTCCTCTGTCACGATAATCATCTTGCCACCTCGCTTGCATTGCAGTCATGATTCCATGTCGTGCTCCGCCAGTGTCCGTCGGACCGTAGTTCAGACTCAGGCTACGGGCAAACCGCTGCATGAAATTGATGGCTGAACTTTTCCTGACCGCCGGTCGTCCTATCAGGACGATTCCAAGGTTCAGCTTCTTCCGCCCAATGATGCCGCGCGAAAGATAGCCGCTGTTGGATGCCAACGCGGCTGTTAAGGAGATCAGACTCCACAGGTGATACTGTTTCGGACTCTCTGTGTGCTCGACCAGAGCTATGTAATCTCGGACTGCGTACAGAGAGGCGTCGAAGATATCAAGCGCCTGCGGGCTGTCCCATAGATTCGCCCACAAGAGCTCCGAACCAATGATGGCGAGCTCTTTGGTCGATCGATTCGCTATAGGGGAGTGCATTGGCCAGCCGGATCTTGAATGCTTCTAGTGCTCTGTTGGAATCATAAGCCCGAAAACCATGCGGCTCGGGACTAAGGCAGAATCTAGAATCACCCTCGAACTGCTGTCCAATGGAGATCGACGCTGGTGCAATCACGATGGTGATTGTGAGTCGCGTATTGTGGTGGAGCCATTCCTGTTCATTTGCGAATCCAAGTGTGTCGTTAATGACCACTTGATTCTCATAGTGCCATGCAGGATACATGGCTGCCATGGCTTTGCACCAATGTAGCGGATCAATCTCCCGTGCTTCCGTCGCACGTTTGATCATCTTTTGACGGCCGGTGAGTCCGTCAGGAAATACATGGACTTTGAAATCGTCATAGTGCCCATACCAGTCCGCATCTCGCATTGATTCGCGCTGAAGCGGATCTGCGAATCGCATGAATGACGGCCAGTCCCCGGTAACAGCAGCGATCAGCGGGGCTATCTGAATCCCTAGCCACGTCTTTCCGATTCCTATTGGACCATTGATCGCAATGACCAACGGCCCTTTCTTATTACCTGATTCCATCTGAGATTCTCGCTATGTCATGACAGTCGGTGACTCGGAATGATGAGGGTCAAACCAAGCCACCGACCAGAGGGGTTGAAACTGGTTGTTCCTAGGAACCCTTGAGTCCCTTAGGTGACAGCAGCCTTCAACCCAACGAGCATGACATAGAGCGAGTCGCGGCAGGCCGGCGACATCTCATCGAGGAACAGGCGATGCTCAAACTGCCCGGTCTGTTCCAGCGAGATCGCATCGATCAGCGCCTGAACCTTGGCCGGATCGCCGACCGGAGTCACGAAATCGATCGGATTGGTAAGTCCCAGCGCGTTTGCGGCTAGGTATGGATTCACGGTTCCCATAGTGGGTCTCCTCGGTTGGTGGAAGTGGCGGTCAACTCACTCAGGATACAATAACAGAAAATTACCCGATAGTCCAGTAAGCTATGAAATTTTGAATAAGTTATCCACAGCTTTTTGCATGCGATTCGGATCAGGGCTATTACATCGATTCTTATTCTGGTCAGCCATAGTAACCCAGCGTAGATTGCCTGGTTGATAACCCTTGTCATTATTGATTCGGTCCAATGTGTAGTATCGTTTACCGAAGTTAGGAAGAGTCGAAACATATTCATAAAACTTTTTTTCGCTAACTTGCCATGGAAAGTAAACGGTGATTCCACGTCCACCGTATCGATGAAATGCTGTATGCTTATGATTAGTACAACGTTGTATCATATTTCTCCATGTGTAATACAATGGGGTCATGTTAGTACCCTTGCTTCCTTCTCTGCTTTGATTCTCTTGTATTCTGAATCAAACAGAGTCAGTGCCCTGCGTGGTAGCTTGTCCAAGAACGTCTGGCAGTCATCGGAGTTGAACACACGAGTCGACTCTTTCCCTGCCCAACGATAGCTGATCTCGGCTTCTGTGCCGACTCTGAATTCCTCACCTTTGCAGATGATCGGTCGAGTCATGACAGCAAAAATTCTACTAACACCTTCACGCCAGTTAGGGTTAGTATGACGGACGTTAAAGGTAAATGAGTCGTGCGTCTGTAGGCGCAGACTGACACCGTGATCACGCTCATTAACAACAAGAGTACGACTAGCTGAGTCACTAGCGTCGCCATCACGGAACCTAGTCAATCGGATTCCAAATTGGAGTTCATCCATTGCCATATTAATTCGCCCTGCGGTGTTGGCTTGTCCAGAAGTCGCAGCCGCAGCACGGAGAGTTGAGTCTTCATGAGGATCAGAGAGGAATCGCTGGTAGTAACCAAAGATTGTAGATATGCCTCCAGTCCTAACGAGTTCTTCTGTGAGTTCATTGTACCAACTATTGACTCCAGTTCTCTTAAATCGTGGGTAATGCGTTCTGAATTTCGTTTCAAGAGCCGCACAGAACTTAACAAGTCTGTCCTGATTCCAGATCCCAGCGTCCGCATTTCCAAGTTCCTTTGCAGCTGCGACGATTGCTTCCCGGCCGGCGGTCATGAGCAGAGTCAAACCTGCCATTAGATAGTGATTTCCATGCACTAGTTTTTTAGTGATCTGCCGTATCCCCGTGATTGGGTGGACAACACGTGGGTCAGAGTCTTTCTTACCTTGGACAAGGGAATCGTAGGTCCAGTTCGGAAAGAAAATAAGTGCGTTAGTGCAGTGAATATCACGGCCACTTCGAACGAGCTCAATTTTCTTAGGCTCTCCTGATTCGAATGCAATAAATACGTCATCTGCCCCTGAGTAGTCAATGTCGAGGAGGAATGAATCCTCATCAGCTTCCATAAACTTTCGATAATCTTTTCGAATGTTTTGCGCGTTTCCTCCATGTCCGAGTGCTGACTTTCGACTCGATAATCGTGTAGTTGTTGTTCCAGTTCCATCGTAAGCCGTAAGAAAACGTCCGTCGAGAAATTGAATCCCCACGACATTCGATAATTGCTTAGCAGGTTCAATAGACTCGAGTATACCATTGGCGATTCGCCGGAAGATAGGATGGTCTGTACGCATAGCTCGGAGAGGAACAGCTCCAGTAGAGGCGTCTGCGATTTTGCTAACGTATTTTCCTTTGGCATTTCGCATCCTGACTCCGAGTAGTCCATAGATTAACTCCGATTTTTGAGGGGCCGATTGTGGATTGAATTCGGAATCAGCTACGAGGTATTGGCAGCGAGTCAAAGCAGCTTCTGCGGTCGCGCTCAGTTCCACGTCGAGTTCATCTATGGTGTCAAGGTTCGCCTTCATTCCTTTGGCTGACATGGCGAGTCCAGCTACACTTCGTGTATGCGCTCTGAACCAGTTCTGCCGCATCCTCTGATCGACCATCATCATGTCGATTAGAATCAGTACATTGCGAAGCGTGTATTCACAGTCGCTTAACGCATAGTCACAGTACTCAAGGAAATCATCGGACTTGCGACCGGCCTTCCAGAATTGATAGTCATCGAGCAGAATTGAGGATATAAATCCGAGTCGTTTAGGTAGCTCTGGCCACTTTGCCCAGAACATCATCATGGAATCGTATGCAAAATTAGCCACAGGCAGAAGATAACGGAGATGCCACATAAGATCATATACATAGTTTTGGCCACAGAATGGAATCCCGCTTGCGTTGATCCTACGACATGCTTTGTAAATAGCATCAGAGTGAGATGGAGCTCCTGACTCAGCTGCCTTTCCCGTCTGAAATGGGAAGAGAAAAGATTCCATATAACCGTTCGGCATTAGCCCGGTGTAACCGTTGACAGTCATCACGAACGGATATGGAATCCTTTTTCTATTCTGTATTGGTGGTTTCTTGTACGGAATTGTCTCGATATCATTCGATATAAGCACGGCTTGCATCAGCCGTTTCTCGGCTTTGATTGCATCGGAGTCAGTCCAAACGATAGTCCGCTTGGCCTTCGTGCTTTTCAACATGCTAGAAAGTGATTGCATTCTGCTACCGCATTTCGAATCTAACTGGGGGAGGGGTTCAGGCCCTTCATCGGGGGTAGGGACGCTTGACCCGAATCCTCCCCCAGCCTAAGCTGGAGTCTGCCTCCTAGGTTCTACTCCAGCTTATTTCTCCGAATCCTCGATGTGCCGGCGGGCGAGTCGTGCAGCGTTCAGCTGGGTAAGCAAACGTGCGTGCTCTTGGTCGGCCTTCATCTTAGCTTCGGCGAGTTGAGTCGCTTGACGCCGTAGATCATCGATGTTGCGATCGACTTCGTCAATCTTGGCTTTGATCTCCGCTTCGGTCGTCAGGTACAGCCGGATTCCTGTGTTAGTGCGTACAGGCAAATGAGTCACCTCGTTGGTCGTCATAGTACTACCTCATGGTTCGCTGTTATCTCCAGGAGTTTCCGCTTCTGGATGATTCGATGAGCCTTGTTTAAGTCCGCTTGCAACACGAACTTCCCATACGGAATCGTCATAGGCTCTAGCCACATTCCGTTGAGTTCTTCGGAGTCCGTTTGATCCCCTCCGTGATCAATCTCCCACTTCTCTTTATCTGTGTAGCCTTCGTTGAGTCGAGCAAGATCCTTCTCGTTTTTCTTTTGATGCCACACTGTGATAGGTAGAGTGATAAGAAAGGGCACTCCGTGAATCTCATATGCACCACCTCGTAAGTTGTCCAGGGTTGATTGATTCCACTCTGGATTTACAAGGAACGTCAGCGCGGCATCACAGCACAGGACGATGTCCGGCTTGATGGTAGTGATCTGACTCTCGACCCACGTGGCCAGCATCCTCTGTGCATCTGGGTCCGGGTTGAACCCTGGAGCCACGCGGTTTCCATTTCGGAACAGAAGTTGGATTCGATTGCCAAATGCCGTGAAGGTTTTTCTGTGTGCCACGGATGCTCCGCCCATTCCGGCGCGCAAGAGCAATAGCTGCCAGATCGACTGATAGGCTTGAGTCACCCCAAGCTTGTCCTCGAACAGCAGGATTTTAATCATGCCATCTCATCCTCGACTTCGACCGGAGCATCTGAACTCCAATCACGATGGACCATGTGAATCAGACTGAGCAAACGACTAAGCACCTCCTGCTCCGTCGGCCTCGGCTGCTGGTAGTAGTCGAATCCAATCCACCACGGCTCCTCCTCAAGCGGAAACTTCGCGAGGATGACAGCCGGAACATTCAGAATGTCTGATCCGATTCCTTCATAAGTGATGATGTTCCATGTGCGTGCACGGTCACACACGTTATCCCACAGAGTGCGAGAGAGATTCAAATACCCACACAGATGACCACCAATTGGATGCTTGACGATGGCCAAGTAGTGCAATTGATTCCCTTCAATCGCTATGTAGAGTGCACGGTTCCAGGTGTCAGAATAGTGAATCAGTTTTGGTAACATCTTCGACTCCGTTGAAACTCGGGCGGTGGAGCAAGTGCCCGCTTTCCCCACCGCCCTTCAAGTCAGCTACTTAACGAATCAAGCAGCTTCCTTTTCCTCGTCCTCCAGGGGCAGCCAGTCGAAGTACGCCTGGGTCTGTCCATCCTTCCGCTTTCCGTGCCGGACTCGGATTCGGAACTTGTGGCTGACCATGTTGTCGAGCCAGCCCGGCTCCTGTCCTTCGACTCCGCCCAGGGCGCCGTCGCGCTCCAGTCCGACGACCTTGTATCGGCCCTTGACGAGTCCGATGCAGGCACTGAAGTCGGAAGGCCAAAGCGCGTAGCCCTCGCGGAGGGTCCGCCCGACGTAGGATTCGGGGTCCTTTTTCTTGTCCAGCGGTTCGGCGATGAGGATGTCAGCGAGGAAGTTGATCCGAAAGAGCGGCGGCTTTTCACCGTCCTCCGATTCCGTCATCGAAACCGTGACTTCTTTGCCGGCGACGGTGAAGATACCGGCATCCGGCACGCGACTCATCAGGGTTTCGATTTCGTCCGTGTTGAACGAAGCTAAGTCGGCAAGCGACATATAGCCTGTTTCTGCGTTCATTTGGTCGAGAGACATAGTTGACTCACTTTGCTGTTTGCTGTTGGTTGCTGTTGGGTGTTGTAGGTTTCTTCAACATTGCAGAGACTGTCTGCTGTGCCGGAGTCTTGGCGATAGTCCCAACTGCGGTGACTCCTGTAGGCTTAGGCGCAGTTGATTCTTGTCTCGACTTCCATTCGGCGAAGGTCGAGTAACGGATGGCGGCGGGATCGGGCCAGGGTGAATCACCATAGCTCTCTGGCTTGCCAAACAGCTTAGCGAACTCCATCTCTTTGAGAGCTTCTCGCTTATCCGGCGTACCACCTCCGAGTCGACCGACCTCTACCTTGAAGTCCAGTTGGCGACGACTCGCAGGATCGAGTTCGATCCATCCGATTTGATTGAAGTACTTGCCCATGCTGTAGCCATGGGGCTTGGACGATGACTGTGGAACTTTCACCGTCTCTTTGATTTGCATCTCATTGCGCTTGGACGATTCCTTCACGTTCCCTGGCTTCTTCTCCAAGCGTTCATACCAGACTCCATGAGCCTGCACGATGACGTGAAACTTCACGTGCTGGAGGATAGCACACAGGAGAGTCAGCTTGCGGCTAGCACCGCCGTAGACTCCTTCTGAATTGTACTCGTCCATGTCCTCGATCGTCGTCTTTCGATCGGCGGCAGAGATGCCCATTGCATCGAGAGCGACAGAGGTCCATGAGTCAATGTTCAAGATGAAGTTCCGTGGAAACTTCTCCGGCCACATCTCGACGATCTCGTCTGAATCAATGGCTTTAGATGACGTGAACTTTTCATCTTGCGTGATGTTCCAGCGAAAGATGCTGGACGTCAACATATCCTCGATGAACTTACAAGGATGATTCGTGCGGAAGTACAGCACACGATCCTCGTATTCACGGTTGCCCTTGAACACATAGCGCATCGCGCTGAGTCCATTGTCTGCATCCACGTAGATCATGCGCCAGCCATCGACGACAGCCTGTGCTCCGTATACGCTCTTGCCCATCTTGGAGTCAGCAATGAGCAACAAGTGCACTGGGTCATGTGATGCTGGAATGTCGCCTAGCTTGGTCATGTATGAGTCACCCCTTTAAGCCACATCATGTAAAAGTCCTTCACCTCCCGTGCGACCAATTCCGTACTAGACTCAGGAGGATCAGCAGGAAACTCAACAGTACCCGAAGCATGAGTCGCTGATAGCGATTTGTGTTGTGCTGTGAGAGAGACGACCAGGAGATTCCCGCCATGAATATGAGCATTAAATGTGCAAAAGGATTCGGCCATAGCATGAGGCCAATCAGCGGTCCGTTCAATGAAGATTCCCCCAGCCCAGAAACTTTCCTCGCGACGAATGTTAATATGGCATGAGTCAATATGTATGTCAAGTGATTTCTTTTGAATCACTTCGTGACGAATTGCCTTCTTCATGCGCTCAAGTTCCAGATCGAATCGCACGGCCATTACTCCACCTTTGGCATAGGGTGAGCAATCATAGCCTCGGTCATGCTCATGTACTGAGGCACTTCATGAATCGTGCTTCTGATCGGCACTGACTCCTTGCCACTCCCCTCGGAGGACACACGTGGGCTCTCGGTGTAGAACACTGGCATCCAGCGATTCCCTACTGTCCTTTCCCAACAGAAGTACTTGGGCTTGTCAGATGTTTTGGTCATGATTTCCTCTCTGTTTTGAATCGAAAGCATTTCTCTCCGTTATCGTCGTCAAAAATCTCCATCATCATGATGTACTTCCCGGTGGAATCCACGTCTTTGACCTTTAGAGTCACGTAGCCACCAGCTTGCACCACCATAGCAAGCATGACCTGCGGTAGCATCTCGGCCAAGCCATCGTCGAGCAGTGGATTCCCGGTAGATTTGAAATAGCCTTTCGGCATAGTGGCCCCCTCGGTTATTGTAAGTTTAATGTTTTCTCTTCACGAGTCACCTCGTCGTAGCTCTTTCCTCCGGTAGCCAGCCAAGCATCTATGCGACTAGGCCATGGGAGTCCACAGCGCCATGCCTCTGCTTTCACGAAGTCCATGAAACTCATCATGGTCTCAATGTCCACGTCGTAGAGCAGGCACACGGAATCAGCGATGTTGCGAAGTCGAATCGTTTGATCCACATCACCTTCCATCGTAGCCTGTGCCGGCACTTCGGTGAGTGCGATGATGATCAGCTTCGCACAGTGCCATGCAGCACTGGCCTCATGGAGTCGCTCCGAGGGAAGCAATCCGTTCGGGGACAGATGGTCGATGTAGATGAATGGAGTCAGCCGCATTGGCATGTTGTTATCAGATTTTGTTCTCATCTTCAATCCTGTCTATTAGGACGCGACAAGCTTGAATCGTCGGTCCGTTTCCAAAACGTTGGTCCTCGTCGTGCCCAACGTAGTTCATGTGGTAGAACTCGAAGGACCAATTGAGTCCATACTCCTCTACCATGTCACCAGCGAAGATGTCGTATCCACGGTAGCGGATTGGATTCGTAGGCCCTGAGCCTGGCAGCTTGTCACTCATCTTGTGACTTGCTCAAAATTTTGCCACACTCGTCACAGTACGTGTACATGCCGATTCCACCGCCGGCAAGACCGTACTGCATTTTCGGTTCAAGGTCAGGGTGGTCTGGACATCGAATCGACTGATCCATTTCTGGCACAGTTTGTTCTGCTGAATCAATCAACACCGTAAAAGGTTTTTCGTCCGTCATGTTTCTCTCCATGTAGATTCAAGTGCCACTGATCGATAAGTCGTCTAGCCTGCTCGATTGATGTGGCACCTACGATTCCATGTTTGCCGTTAAATGTTTTAGCTGCGTAAACTACATCGAAAGTGCGAAGATCGATGATGAATCCTTTATATAACTCACCAGTCAGGGTCATCTTCCCAATCTCCCTGTGCTATGGAATCACAAATTTGTTCTTCCAAGTACTGTAGATCATATGGATGCATAACATGCATCAGCTCTGGTTCGAATCCAGGAAGCGTCACACTCCAGATGGTGATCTCCGGCGCTTCACCGGGTTCGTCCCATCCGTTCGACGGGCAGCCACGTGACTCAATGCTGAACTCCACATCGAACACTACACGAGTTTTCGGGTGAGTAACGGAGTCACCATGCAGGCCGTATCTCGGTTTCGGATAGCGTTCACGCCGAGTCGGTTGAGGAAAGGTCATGACTCTTTATAAACTCCCTAATAGATTCGTTTAGTGGCTTTGAATTCAACACAATTTCTTCTGGAAATCCTAACTTTCGTCGCCAGAAATACCGTGTGGATTCAAGTCTACTATCAACCAATTGGTTAGCTTGTATTGCCGCTATTAATGGAATCATAGCGCGATGACTCTGAGGATCTGCAATATATCCTTCTCTTTCTCATCCTCTGTCATGGGTGTGGCCCTACCTCGATCGAATCCAGCTGCCTCTGCTTCATGCAACATTTCGATAAAGGAGTCCAGATCAAACGGAGTTATGCCCTTCGCCTGCTTGGCTACGTTACAGAGCATCTGCATGGCTGAGTCACGCTCTTTCTGTGCCTGCCGCAGAGCCATCACGAGTCCACGTTCCTGACCTGCTTTGATCAAACAGGCGGGCTTCTCATCGGAGTCGTAGCCGAAATGATCTCTAGCTTCACCAATTGTTTTGAACGTCTCCGTACAGTGAAAGCACGTCCATCCGTGCACGGGGTTGCCTTCTGAATCCAACCAACGAGCAGTCATCTATGCCTCCAATACCCAAATGGGCTCGTAGATTCTTTTATAATCTCTGAACCTGTCATTCGTTTTCTCGAACTCAAACCACGTTTCGACAAACTTCTTGTCCCTCCGTGCGCAGATGTCAAGGAATCCACACGGACGGCCATAGAAGTCACAACCATGGGCACGACGGGGCCAGTATTCTTGCGTAGCATAATGGTGCATACGCTGGAGTCTTTCCATCTTTACGTGGATAGAATCAGAGACTTCTTCAGGATCGAGATGATAGGACAGAGGATAGACCAGCGGTCCATCGTCGGCGAACATGGCAATGAAGTACGTCACATCGAGTCCGTTGTGCTCCCAGTCCAGATTCAGAGCATGATCGAGCACCATGCCATACTGTCCCACTTGCCCACTGAATCGGAAGCTGGCATCATGAGCCGGCAATTGTTTCATAGTGGTTTTGAGATCCACAGCACGATACCGTTTGGTGACTCGGTGACGGAGAATGAAATCAATTTTCCCCTGTGTCGCAAGGTAGCCGACTTTATCATAGGGTCGTTTGACGAGGCCGAGCGAGCGATGAACGATTCGCCAAGGAACTTCAATAGCCGCCCCAAATCCTTCGATTGTAACGAGTTCCCATTCTTGCCAGAAATCTGAGTCATAGATCGCCTCCAACAGCAGTAGTGCATTGCCCATAGTCCGGAGTCCAATGGGTAACTTCATCAGTACCCTTCGGTCCTCTACATCCCATGGCCAGTACTTCAGCAACTGAATCTCACCTAGCACCCTAGCTTGCTTGTCCGGCACGCCAGCATACAGACTCCGCTGCCACGTCTGTGTGGCTTCGTGCAACGCCGTGCCCACGTCCGCAGCCCAAGCATCGGATTCAAACTCCGGTGCTTTCAAATACATGTGGAGGAATTCGAATCTCCGAGGGCAGGACTCAAAGGTCCCGTCGATAGAGTGCGAAGTCACAATGAGTCCGATGTCTTGATCGGGTTCAATGCTTTGAAATGGAACCATCTCATTCATTGACAATGAATCCTATTTGAGTTTACTGAAATCTTCGATCGAAGAAGGAATGTCCATGGCTGGCAGCTTATCCAGAATCGAAAGCATCATGCCAGTCTTAGAGGTTTTCTTCGCCTTCGTCTCACGCTTAGCGGTGATTGATTCCTTGCTCGCCTGTGCGTCCTCCTTCACATAGCGAATAAACTTCATGACATTGTGGACGTCACGGTCGATGAGGATGGAATCCAGCTCTGGCTGTTGAAGCAAGTCCGTCATGATGACCTTGACATGCCCTCGCACAGTGTCAATAGTGTATGGGCTGAGTCCAAGTTCACTCATGCACAGCCTGTCCAGTTCGTCCAGACGCTCTTTGAATCCAAGGTCTGGCATCAGGACGGCCGGCGGCTGCGGCTTACCCAATGGCAGTACACTGGGAATCAATTTCGCCACCGCGGTTGTTGTAGCAGGAGAGGCTGGCTTGGAGGGAATCGGCAGAGCCGGCTTCACAGTCATGGGAGGTGGAGGAGGGGCGGCGGACGGCTTGGCCGTTTCCACTTTGGCTTGTGGATTCGCCGCTAGCTTCTTGAAAATGGCAGGATCGATCGGCATATTAGTTGAATCCTTCTGGAAGTGTAAGGCCGCTATGTTCGAGGATGTTTTTGAAATGCTGATTCAGAGTCATATTCCAGCGCACGATGACAGCTTCGCCTCTGATTCCAGCTTCATCGGTATAGGGGAAAGGGTCGGAGAGTTTGAACCCATATTGGAGTCTATTCTCCTCCGGCACCTTGGCCCGCTCTTTCGACATGCTGACTCTAATATTCTTCGCTGCCGCCAATGCCAATCGAGGTCCAGTAATCAAGACAACTGGGAGATCCTGATTCTCTCTCCAGCACTCCAATAGAATCGCCAGTGCTTGCCGACCCTGGATTGGGTGCCTGCGGAAATTGATCTGACGTACGCGCATTACGAATCTCCCGTAGGATTGCTTGACGTTTCATTTCGGACTTAGGACTTCGCCAGCCCTCGATTCGAGGATCTCGGTCTCTGTCAGCTTCATCATAACCATGCGGTTTGTCGCTAAGTCCAAGCTCCCACAGTAGCGGATTCGCTGGCCATCCCTCTGCCTTGACCACTTCCCGCATAGCATCAAGGCAGACGATAGAATGAAAGACGATTCGGGGCCAGCGAGGACTCTGGAGTAGAGATTGGGTTGCATACTGGATTCCATCATAACCCCCTCCACAGATGATGCATACGGGTTGCGCCATTCCACCATGAGTCATCTCCAGTTACCCACCATCTTAGCCATGGTGGACTCGGACCTTGTAGCCGAGGAATCGAAGGATTTTTATGACGGTCCCCGCCCTCGGTGCCTTCGTTTCACCGTAAGCAATGCGTGAGATCGTCGAGTGATTCATGCCCAACTTCGTGGCTATCTGATTAACCGTCGTCTTTCCATGGTGCATGTACTGAAAGAGTTCGTCCTGCATGAATCGACAGACGCTGCTATCATCCTCCCAGTCGAGTACAAAGCTGTTCGACTTAGGACGAATCGGACCCGGGCCTCGTGCCGCCAGCACTTCCCGAGTCTGTTTGTTTATCATCGCCATTTCTTTCGGTTCTAGAATCGACATTAACCCGCTAACCATTTCAGATACTCCACTTCGTTTACAACTTGAACATCTGACTCCTGCACGTAGATCAAGTTCTCTCCACCTGACTCACGCACAGTACCCTTGAACTGGTAAATCATCTGGTACACAGCTGACTCACCTTCGTCCTCGACGTAACTATCGATTTTCTTGCCGATCCAACCGACAGGCAAGAATCCTTTGCCGGCAGGAAAGCCACGACGAGTATAATAATCGTCCCTGAGTCGGACCTTAGTATCATATCTCAAGGTCATTTTACTTCCGACTCCTTCGCTTTTTCACGAGGCGGGAACGTAACTCCTTCGCCCTGCTTCCACTCAAAGCAGATTGAATCTCCTCCATCAGTGATAATGACTCGATCAATGATTCCCATCCTTGCCCCGACGCTTGAAGTAAAGTGCGCCGCAGCATCAACAGCCTCTTCTGCTGAGACTCCTCTTCTAACATATTCGTATGACTCATCTTTGCTGAAGAATTGACACACAGAAAATTCTCCAACAGTCCCGGTCATGGCCATCTTAGAATCCTCCCCCGCTTGCATTGAATTGCCGAATCATCTCGGCCCCCTCGTCTAAGGCATCCGCTAAGTCCTCCTCGCGAGTCAGCTCTGTTGCGTTTCCCCACTCTAAACCAAAGTTATCCGCACAGATCGGCCCATAGCCATAGTACAGTGAATCCTTGCTCCGTAATGTGATGCCACAAAAACAGCAGGAACGCTCGGCCTTACCGTAAACCCGTCCTGCATCACTTGGATTCGTGGCGAAATCCTCCAGCACCTTGCCCAGCCCTTGAGGTGGCTTATTCTTCCGGGACATTGAATATGCTCCACCCCGATCGACTCCGCCAATCCACGGTCGCTTTCCATAATCGTCTTTGACATCGACATTAAGGTGAAGCTTGTCGTCTTTGCCATGGGTGAGTCGAATAGGCGTCTTATCACACGTGAACTTGATGACCGGCCATTGTACATGTTTTGACTCCGCTCGTTCAAACAGTGCAAACAACTTCGTCACATCGCCAAGTTGAATCACCGTGTGCTCTGCCTTCTTCGGCACCATGCTGCCGGTCGTGCTCTCGTGCGCCCGCTCTGTGAGCGTCGTGACCCACGGGATTTGATTCTTGCTGAGCCAGCCCTTCTGATCCCACTGGGAGATGAGCTGGTTGGCGAACTTCTGATCTCGTTCATTGAGTCGATCGACGACATCGCGAAGCGCATCGACGATGAGGGACTTTGTTCCGGGAGTACCCATTTAATGATTCCTTTATGAGTGTTTACGTCTATTTAGAGTTTGATCTAAGGCAGTTGACCACTGAAGATTACCTTCAGCATAATCACCATTAGTATTGATTCGATCTAATGATAGACCAAATTTTTTTCTATTTTCATAGTCAAGTAGTGTCGAACAATAGGTAATAAAAGATTCAGCATCATGTTTCCATGATTCTTGCATCTTAATACCTCTTGCACCATACCATTTGAATCCCTTGTCATTAGGATTATAGCAACGTGATTTAGCATTTCGCCACACAGAATATAATGGGTGCAAATGCAATCCATGAGTCAAAGGACGTACAATCTCAAGTTGCTTTAGTCTTAAACAACCACAAGATTTTACATTCCCGCTGCGTAGATTCGAACCACGTATTTTCTTTTCAGTCCCACATTCGCACCTGCATAGAATAGGCCATGTAGCACGCCCATCATGTAGTGCAGTTAACTGCCCATACATTTGATTCTTTTTAATCACATAGCCAATGACAGACATTTCGCCCCCCGCGGTTAGCTTAGTTCGAGGTCCTCGGCGTGAGTCAGCGGGGCCGGTCGGATTCTTAAGCCCCGGCCCCGCCTTGACTCGTGCTTAGCCGCTAGACCGTGCGGCCTCGGCGACCAGAGTCAACCATGGCAGGGCGATCATCGCCGCCACCAGCAAGCGTGTGTAGGTCTTCATACACCTTCTCCATGAGTCCCTTAGGTATAGGCACTTCCGACGAGGCAAGGGGCTTTGAATCCTCGACGAAACAGAACGGCTTGATGAGGAGCGTCGGATACTGACTCCGAAGGTCCTCGACGGCCGATTCAGTGTAGAGTATGATGGTGCTGGAATAGCGGAAGCCGCACAGCCAGCCATCGATTTTGGGTTTGGACATTTGACTCATTCCTTTCCAAGTCGCTGGCTGAGACCGACTTCCTTTTGGTTATCGATTCGCAGAGTCCAGCCGAAGTTGTTTGTCTCAAACTGCCGTATGCGGGCACCCGTCGGATAGTAGATGCCGCCGAATGAGAACGGAGTCACCACTGTCCGTTCATGGGGACTCAACATCGTGCGCCTCGTCCCCATGAAATGCTTGCTGACTGCGTATGCAGTTTCCATCTGACTCAATCCTCTATTCTCGTGCGAACCTGTATCTTTAGCGGTCCGAGTCCTTCCATGCTGATGGCCTGATACCGCTTGATCTTCTCGGCGAGATTCGCTCCGAAGATCTTCTGCTTGGACAAAGCGGATCTGATTCCGAAGTCCGTGTACAAAAACACCACGCGCTTGACCGCTCGCGTGACTGCCGTATAGAGCCACTCGCGACTCAACTGCGACTTCACAGAGTGATGCACGACGATGATGGCTGTGTCGAACTGGCTGCCTTGGCACTTGTGACACGTCGAGGCGTAGGCCAGCATCAGTGACTCAACTTGAGCTTTGCTGCTGAACACCCTGATGGCTCCAGTCTGGAACACGACGTGGACCTTGTGACTCGCAGCGCCACCACCGGCGGCATCTTTGTCCGCATCCTTATCCCCGGACAGATTGATTGACTCAATGTCCGGCAGATCGTCCACGGTGAAACGTGCGAAAGCATCGAGTCCAGACTGCGTGAACTTGCCGTCCGCGCCCTTGACGCCGCCCAGCCCGCCAGCACTGTTGAAGAAGTCCTCGATCTGATTCTTCTTCGCCAACTGAACGTCCTTCTCCGGTCCGACGAGGGAATGATTCCCGTGCCAGCCCGGATGCTTCTCGATATGGACGATCTTGCCGACCATGCCGTTCGTGACTCGATCCTCGATGTCCGGGCTTTCATTCTTCGTAGCCATCACTCGATGACCGACTTCAAACTTCTTGATCGCCCGGCCAGCATCGATAATGATTCGCGGGTTCTCATCCGTAGGCGGAACGATCAGATGAGAGAGTGCTTCGTTGATCCAGAACTGTTGGAGTCCGGCACCCGTCTTTTCCTCTTCGTACCCATTGCCCGCCGTGATGATTCGATCACGATATGGATCATAGACTGGAGGAGTCTCTGGATCGACCGAAGCGTGGACCTTGTAACCGCGAAGCGCATTCGCGATAGCAACCACTTGATGCCCAGCCTTATCTGGATTCGTATCCAGTTTGAAGCCGATCACTCGCCAATTGTGATTCGTTTGGCTATCGTCCATCTCGAAAGTATTGCCGGCGAGGATGCTGTGCGCCACTTCGATGATTCGATTGGCTGCCGGTTCCTTCTGACGATGGATGTGAGTCAGTTCGGCCACCGGCCACTGTGCCAGCGTGAACGCGAGGATGGAATATGAGGCGGTCGGAGTCAACTGATTCAGATCACCTATCATGAATATCTTCGTGCTGGGCTTGCAAGCATCCAGAAGCTGGTGCCAGAGTTCGAGGCCCACCATCGAGGATTCATCGATGACAATCACGTCGTGCATCAGCTTGTTCTGTGCATGACGCATCGGCATGAAGATCTGACTCTCTTTGATCTGTCCGTTCTTCTGGACGATCTCGGTCTTGACCGGCGCGTATTCCAGCAAGCTGTGAATCGTCTTGCACGAAGGATGAAGCCATTCCGGCATGTTCTGCTTGATGACGTGAGTCGCCGTGCCCGTGAAGGCCACAAGCGCGATGTTCAGCCCCTGCTTGCCCGGCAGCATACGAACACGCTGCGGCTCGACTCCATACTCCTTGTCACCGTAGATCAGCTTCTGGAGAAAGAATCGAAGGCTCGTTGTTTTGCCGGAACCGGCCGCGCCGATCAAGCATCCGTATTGCTCAAACAGAAGCATCTTGATTGCTTCGATCTGACTCTCATCCAGCTGAATGTCTGGATTCACGAGCCGCGAATCCCGCTCGGACGGCAGGACGAAGGACTTACGCTTCGCCGCGCTCTCATCCGACTCCTCGTAGTAATCCTCTTCCTCGATCTCCGGCTGTGGCTGCGCGGTGACGATTCGAGTGGCGACGATATTTGCCTTCGTTTCCACATAGTCGCTGTCGCTGACTCTGGATTCAATGATAGCGCGCTTGGGCGTGTCGCCAAGCTTTTTGAACATTGCAGGATCGATACCCATGACTCATTCCTCTCCCGGAATCTTCAACTCTGGCATGGCAACGCCACCACCCGAAGTGAATCGTTCTAACATTTGCATATTGAGTGAAAGTTTGCGAGGCTTTTTGACGGCCTTCTGTCCTTTGGACTCACGTGCCTTGGCTTCCATTTTCTCGATCTCTGCCATACGAGTCCGAAGAACTTCAGGAACCGCGTTGCCCGAAGTCAGATATTTGTTGTAAAGCTCTTTGGTCGCGGAGTCACCACGACGAACCTTCGTATTCCCGCCATGGTTCGCTTTGAGGCCCATCACATGCTTGAGTGACTCAACCCGCTTATCCGACCAACTAACTTCCATCGATTGATTAAGCGACTTAAGCAATGACTCCATATGATGAGTCTCTGCTTGAGTGGACTTCCGTTGGCCACGGCCTTCGAGGGCTTCATGAATCAAAGCCATCATAGCATTGCCACTAGTTCCAGTGGCGAACTTGCCAGCTGATTCCGCCTTCTCAAACTTGTTGATATAGGCATCCATATCACGGGTGCCCATACGACTCGAATTAGCCATGGCGATTGAATGCAAGGCTGCCGTGATAGTCGCGGCATTGCCTTCCGGCTTGTTTTTCATCTTGCGGATGCGGATGATCGAGTCAGATTCTAGCTTGGCTAGAAGGCTGTGGAAAGCGACGAAGGACCATTCAGCCTTGCGACGCAGAGTCAGAAAAGCTTCTTTCAATTCCGCTTCATAGACGGCAGAGCGCAGATTGTGAATCGCGTCCAGCCGCAGAAGGCATTCAAAACCACGTTGCGCGGCCTTAGCCTCCTCGATCTGAGTCGGAGCTTCGTTACTCACTACCTTCAGGATACGGATAGCCCTGTCGGCCGTGACTCCATCCTCGTCCGATGCCGTCAATATCTTGAACCAATTGTCCGGCAGATTGTTGAGTCCAACTTGAAACTCAATCAGGAATGCCAATTTGGCCATGCTATTCGTCGAGGTTTGAATCTCCCGAATAGGCACGAGTGAGTCGAATAGCAACTTTCCGGCGAGATAGGCGAAAAGCATTTTCGGCCCAATAGCATCGGACTTCATGACTCGCACGAGCGTGCTGTGATCATGATGCAAGCGGAAGCATGGTGCAGGGCGCGAGGATTGCGCCCAATGCTGGAGTCCGAACTTTTCGGACAGATCGTCCGCACTGGCGAACGGCGAGCGATCCTGCTCGATTCGCAGGCAACGCATGATTTCGGCATCAGCGATAGTGCCGATGACGACTCCGGTCAACGAACAATGGGTTTTGTCCCAGTGTTCCTTACGAATCAGCTCCAAAGCTTCCTCGCGAATCTTTCCACCCAATTCGGGTAGTTCTGGCATTTGAGGCATTTGTATTGACATAACTTGAATCCTTGTCTAAATGAATACGCGGTTTTAGCCGCGCGTGCTAGTGGCGAAAAGTGCAGGCTTAGATGTAGCGGGAATTGAATCAGCGTGTGGAGTAATCACCACGTCAATATCGTTGCGGCAGGCCCACATAAGAGTGTCCGTGAGTCGGCGAACATGGGTTGCTGACTTCAGATTCAGGATGAACGTGAAGTCTTGATTCGCATGTGCGTATGCGAGTTTGATTGTTGTCTTTTCGCGATCAGACATTGGAGTCAGGCTCCATGTTCGCACGACGCATTCCGTCATACATCAACACGCGAAAAAGAGCCATTTGTGACTCCTTGTTGATGTCATACATGAATTGCATCCAAGAGACCGGACGACCGAGATTGACCCATGATTCATAGGCCATTCGTGCATCATGTTGGCACTTGATTGATTCCGCGATCATTTGCGGGAGTCGTTCATCGGCCGCGCGCACCCACGCGCGACGGTCTGAAGCATATTTCATTCGATCATTATAGGCCATTTTGAGTCCTTCATGAATAAAGCTTTGAGTCATAAGAAGCAAAGCCCGGTTGAGTCGAATCGATTTAGGGCGAGATTGCCCGCCCCTATTATGCACGAAACGCAAGGTTGTGTCAATCCCAAATTGCACGGAAAGGTTGCGAAACTTTCCCAATTTTGTTCCCCTTTTGTTCTTTAGGGCTCCTCCTTGGATTCAAACCCACTCATTAGAGTTTCAAGGCTGAGGCCAGCTTGATTCTCAATCGCCGCTCGCATGATCTGTTTTGCGGATTGCTTGTTGGATTTTGCTTTTGATTCAAACACTTCCATGCTCTGGCGCCTGGCTTCGGCGAGAATCTCTTGTCGAAAATGCCCCTCGTCGAGTGCAAGCGTTGATTCCCAGTTCAGTTTCCGATCGATCCCCTCGTCGAACATATTCGCGCAGACAGAGTATCGTCTTGCCCATTCCTGCAAGCTGCCCTCGTTGATGAATCGAAACATTAGCCGTCGCACATTGTAGAATTGGTTGCGATAGCTCTGCGGTGTGATTCGACTCAACTGTATCATACCATGCTCTGCCAGATTCTCATACGGAGTCCGAAAGCTGATGTTCATGCCCGGCAAAGACCATTGAATCGCACCGAAATCCCAGCCCGATCCTTCCTCGGCCCACATAGGAGGAATACCAACTGACTCACCGTAAGGTTGTCGGCCCCTATTTACATCGACCCAGGTCTTTGGATTCAACTGGCCGTCATGGATCGTGTCAATGATATCACCGTCAGCCGCTTCGGCAATGTAGATCGAGCCCCATCGGATTCGGTCATGAGCATCCCTAATATGTGCTTTGGAGTTTCGAATCAGAGATGATTGCACATTATCCATGGACAGCAGCTTGGGTAGAAAGGGAAGGATGAATCGACCTTCCGATGCTCGAAACGGATAGTAGCCTTTGCCATAGTCTCCGACCCAGCCTCCGATCGGCTCCATCGAACATAGACTCGCCCATGCTAAAAAGGTGATTGGTCTAGGTCGAGGGATTCCATCATCAGCAAAAAAGTGCTGACCATGAGCAATCGCTGCGTCTGACATAAGGTTGTTCTGAAAGTTCACTGCATGAAGTTCGAGTCCAAGCATCATCATGGACTTCATCCAATGTCCGATCGTAAATGGCACGGTGATTTTCACCATTACTTTGACTCCTTCACACCCATCATCAGAGCCTTGAACGTAATCTCGCTCATAGGCATCTCCTGATTCAGCCTGCGCATAGAATCTATGAGTGATTCAAACTTCTTGTGAATCCACGCGTTGAGGTCATAGCTGGCATTCACACGAAGGAATCTAGGGAAAGACTGGCCTTGGACTCGCTTGTGGACGAGCAGTTCCTGTTGATCGAGGAAGTAGAACACGCAAGCGGCGACCACCAATGGCGTGTTCGTGCAAGTCGTGAGTAGATTCACCATATCTGAGAATGTTCCGACTCGAGTTCGATTGTCAACCTCGACAATGCCTCTGGCGATCTCATCGGACTTGACAATGGCAATCTCATCTCGGCTGAACCGATCCCAGAATTCGATATGGACTCCAAATAGCCTCGTCGATGTGCGAGTGCTGAAGTCATCTTGGATAGTTAAACCGTATCGCTCTGATTCTTCCAGATACATCCTCCGCTTCTCCATCGGCATATAGGGCAGCTTGGCTCGATCGCAGAACAGTATCCATGCTGGTTCTGATTCAAGTGGCAGAAGCACGTGGGTCATGCCACGGCCCATAATGATCTTGAACAGTTCCATACAAGCCTGATTCAGGCCCATGTACCTCATCATCTTGCCTTGCTCATTCGGCGACGGCGATCGATCGCGTTGAGCATGGTAGTTCACGGGAGTCGATTGCAATTCGCCGAATAGATTATCCAGCATTTTCTTTGGGTCATAGTCGGCCATGGAATCAAACCTTCTTTTCGATAGCAGTCTGCTCTGGCCAGATGATCTTGGTCAGAAACGGATATGCGGTTTTGAATGAATCCTCGACCAACTGCATAGCATTTATCTCGAACATGGCTTTGATTTCGAGCGCAACGAGTCCAACCTCCGCAGCGGTGATCTGTATCTGATCCGCATAGACCACCTTATCCGTGGCATATATCTTGAATCTGTATTCATAGTGATTTGGATTCAAAAGCTCATGAATTGCTTTGCGGAATGTCACGAGATGCAGAGCATAGCTGGCTAGTTCTGACTCAAACTGTAGATTCGGCCCGCCGTTAATCGACTGCACCATGGCATCGAACAGGGCTTTCAGCGCCTTATCCTTGTGAATCGGATACAGTTCGTAGTTCATACTGTGCTTGCTTTGAGTCATGAGCAGAATTCGGATCGGATGATATAGCTTGACTCCCCATGAATCCTCGCTCACCGGCTCATCCGTAAACGGCACGCAGAACTCCTCCATGGCTATGCACGCTGCGGTGGAACCGAAGGTGAGTCTAGCCAGCCCAGCCTTCTGTTGATTCAGCTCGTCGTCCAGACTCTCCATCTGCTCACGCAACTCTTGCTTTTGACGCAGTATGGTCAATTCAGCCTGAGTCCTCGGCCACCAATCGAACTCTGCTTTCCTCTGCTCGACGGTCATATCTCTGACTCTGGCTACAAACTCCCGCCGAATGTAGACTCTCTCCCTGTCTATATCCTCGATCAAATACTCTTCTGGAATCCTGTTGTTATCCACCAACCTCTGCATCTGATCCTTGCTGATCTTCCACAGCCTTGCTGCCGTCGCTCTGCGAATCCCGTGCAACTTCACCTGTGCCCGCTGCTGCACAAGAGTCTCCATGCGCTTGATTTCTGGTACATCGTTCATTGTGACTCACTCCTATGGGTGTTTGTATTCCATACTAATATCATATCGTTTGTGCGAACGAATAGTTTGATCAGACTCCTTAGTATCTGAGTCATGGTCATTGGATTCGAGGGAGCATTGTAGTCGAAGAATAGAAGGTTTGTCAAGGTGTTTGTTGGGAAATTAGTTGAAGGCGTTTGAGTCAAAGTCAGAAAGTGAGTGCGGCCCCAGCCGCTCCCTGCTCCTGCTGTTTTGATTCCAGTTGCGGTTGAGCATGAGATGTCCGGTAGCGTTACGCACAGTTTCACGTTCAATATGACTCATGAAAGTTTTACGCACAGCTTTACGATGGCAGCGAATCCGGGATCGGCTAGGGTGCAGGCACGAGGATGAATCCAATAGCGCAGACGGCTGATGGGGCAGGCCCGGATGAGTCCGGCACTACGCAAGCGGGTGATTGTAACAAGAAAAAGGTGCGCGAGGGCTCTATATATAAAGGGGATAAGGCCCTTATTAAAATGGTCATTGTCTATGTAAACAATACGTAAACCAGAACAATGACCGTTACACGAAGGCCCTTATACGAGTCTGCATGGGTGCATACGCGCACTTTTTTCTTGTTACACAGACCTTGACTCGTAGAACATGAATCCATCTGCGGTTCGAGATTTGATTCCAATGCGGTTTGATCTGCGGTTCAGCCTCGGCTCCTCGGCGGCCCGGCGCCGGCCGGTATGGTTAACGCGACCGTGAACGAATCCAGAACGCCACGCTAAGGCCCCTAGCAGGCCCGTCAGACGCCGAGCGAGTCCGCAGGCCATAGGATTGCCTCCTGATCGATGTTCCGCAAGCGTTCACGTTTGATCGAGTCCGCAGGCCCAATGCGCGCCGATCGATCGAAGGCTGATCGAAAGGCGATCGACCGCCGAGACCGAAGGCCAGGACGAAAATTGATACGATTAGGCCAGGACGATTTGCGACATGGAACCCGCAGATCACTTGACTTTCAGGCCCAAAACGCCGACACTTTTCTTGCGGGCGACGCACGCCCGGAAACAGGCCATTCAGGCCAATTGACTCAGAAGGACTAACCACCATGGCGAAACAGCCAAACAAGACCGACTCGACCGAAAGCACGGAAACCGGCAGCAATGCCGAACTCGACCAGATCGACCAGACCTTGCAGCAAGGCGAAGGCGAAGGCTCGACCGAAGGCGAAGGTTCGACCGACTCGACCACGCAGACCGCGCCCGTCTATTCCAATGGCACGACCGACGCCGCGATCATCGCGAGCGTGAAGAAGGCAATCGGCGGAACCAAGGAAGAAGTCCGCAAGGTGTTTGAGTCCGCAGCCGTAGCGCAACCGGCATTCGACGCCGCCGCCGCAATCGCGAGGACCATCAATCTCCCCGTGAAACAGAACGACATTCCCGCAGGAATGCAGGCTGTTGTGGCTGTTGTGGGTGCTCGACTCACCAATGAGACCACCAAGAAGAAAGACACAGCGATCCGCGCGCTTGTCATGTTCCCGCTTCCATCGTCCGACGCATTCATGGAGGACGAGAAAGGAATCCAGTGGGTACGCAAGCTGATCGAGAAGGAGGCCGCCCACGTTGCATTCCGCGCGCTACGCAACGCCGAAGGCCCCGAAGAACTGTTGCTTGCGGCCGAAGGAATGCCCGCCGATGTTTCGTCCTACGTCGAGCAGTACAACGCGGGCGATGGACTCGACACGACGACGTTTGATATCGTTTGGCCCGCCGTTCGCGAGCACATCAAGAGCAAGAGCCCGAAGCTTGTGGCGACGTTCAGCCCGAAGGCGGAAATGCTCAAAGGCATTCGTTCCAAGCAGTACGCCGAATCGACGCCGGAATTGCAGCCGCTGGAGAAGATCGACCTCTTTAACTACATCGCCAAACTCTGCATTTTCGTCGCCGACAACTACATTAACGAGGAGACCAAGCAGGCCGAGCCGCTCGATTCGACCGAGATTGCCGCTTGGATTGCCAACCGCGCAACCTACGTTCCCGCCGTGCGCGCCACGCCCGAAAAGGACTTTGGCGCTATCGCCGGACTCGACCTCAACAATCTGTTGGGCAACATAGGCTGACACGCGAAAGACCCCGGCGCGCAAATGCGCCGGGCTTCACTCATTCACACAAGGATTGATTCTCCCAATGACCCGCGTTCCCGCAGACTTCTATGACATCACGCCAGAGCAGCGAGCCGCTATGATCGAGCGGCGCACGTTTGAGTCCGCATGTTGCGGGAACTCAGGCGCGCCGAACGCTGGCCACTCACACAGGCGCTAATCTATAGTGTGGCTGGAATCATCGCACTTGCTTTGCTTGGATTCCTATCCCATTAATGCGTCACCGGCGGAGGCAATCCCGCCCCCGCCGGAACCACTCGACAAGGACTCGACCCTATGACGAAAGCACTTGCTAACTACCGCTTGAACCGTGACGCTTACGAGATCGAGCGTCACAACCCATCGCATTCAATCGAATCCGTGAACATCACGCGCGAAGTGACCGAGCGACTTGCTACCATTCAAGACGCCCTCGACCTTCACGCCGTCATCATGGTTCAGATCGAAGGCCGCGACATGATGCGCGAGCGAATCCGTCAGGCCGAGGACGCATGGCAAGACTTACTTGCACTTTACTTTGAGTCCTAACGCGAATGCTTGGCGCAAGTATAGTTTTGCTTGCGCCAAGTATAGTTTTACTTGTGCCAAGTATACTTTGAACCGAGTCAAGTATAGTTTGGGCCACTATACTTGTCTTTACTCTGATTCTACTTGATACAACTAGGAGTTGAGTCGCCCATAAATCCCCAAAAATTCGTTCAATTTTTTTTTACGACTCGACTGCGCTTCGCTCGTCTCGTCTAAAAAATTGAACGAATTTTTGGGGCATGAAGTGCAAGGAAGTAAGGGAAGAAGAGTCCGAGCCACGGGTCTCGGACAAATAGAGTCGACCTAGTCGGTCGACAAAGACTAAAGGTCGAAGGAGGAGATCAAAGTCAGTGGTAGACCTTGGGACTCCTAATTGCTATGACGGGGGTATAAGCCCCCCATTCTGGACTGAGGTGGGCTGCATTAATATGACTCCCAGAATTTTTATATATAAAAAATTTATACCACTCCTATTCTCGTGAGTCAGTAGCAGGGCGTCCTCCTGAATCAGAATGATGGTGTAGAAATGGCCGGGCATCCCAACCGAGAAATTCAAGTTGATTCAGACCTCGAAGAGAACCTGAGTCAGATCATCGATGCTATGCCGAATCTGGTCAAGGAGGCAGAGGAGAAGCAGCGACAGGAGCTGGATAAGGCAAAGCGGCCAGAGTTGACTCGAATCGCGCAGTTGATCTTGCAGATGGATGCAAGGGCGATTAGCAGCAGTGAGAGTCAGGAGATGGAGATCAAGAGTGAGTCGAGGAGGAAGTTGGCGGCGAGCCTCGGCTGCACGGCGGATGATCTGCAGTCAGTAGTGGATTCGTATGGAGAAGATCACTGGCAAGAGATGGTGCTGGAGGAGAGAGTCAGACACGGAATTGCCAGTACGGATATGCGGGACATCAGCTGGGACAGGCTGGAGTCAGCTACGCTGAAGAAGCTACTGCTGTTGGTGGATGCGAATAAAGTGGGAACGGTGCAAGAGTTATTGCAGATCGCGACCGCAGCCAACAAGGCGAATCGAGGGCAGCGATCCTCTTCGAGTCAAGGTGCTGGAGGGTTCAATGTACAGCAGAATAATGTCTATTTGCCTGGTAGTCCTGCTGATGGTGTTCTGCCTGGAGGTAATCTCGGGAAGATTCATCTCAATCTGGGTCCTAGAGTCGTTCGACAGATAGAGGCGAGTCGGAATATTGATATGACGGGCGCTCCGGAGTTTGAGGGAAGGAAGCTGGATTCTATTGAGATGCTGGACCTTAAGCAAGTTCAACAGGCCATTACGGATGTGGAGACGCAGAAGTGACTCAGGAAGTCACATTAAACAAGCATGAATTGCTAATGGCGATTCGTAAAGAGTGCGTCATGTTCTTGGCATTCTATCTTGGTGAGGAGTTGACTCTCACAGTTCCAGAGTTCCACATAGAAATTTGGGACGAGTTGCTGGAGATACTGGATCAGGTGAATCAACCTGACCAAGTGATCGGGCATTTGCAGAAGTTGTTTGCAGTGCCCAGAGAGCACAGTAAATCAACTCTAGCAAAGCTGGCTGTCATCTTATTCATGAGATACAGTCCATTTCGATTCACGATGTACGTGTCCAAAACGAATACGGTGGCCATGCAGGCCATCAAGGACATTATCATGTGGCTAAAGAGTCCACAAGAGCAGGAGTTGTATGGCCCAGTCACGATGGTGAAGAGTAATGAGACAGAGTCCCTGTGGATTCTAATCATCTTCCTGGCAGATGGAAGGACACAGAAGCGGATCATTTTCAAAGCGATGGGTTCGAATCAACAGGTTCGTGGCACCCTGATCGAAAACATGCGTCCTGAGTTAATTATTCTGGATGATATCGAGGACTTGGACACGGCTGATGATGGGATTCAGCAGAAGAAGCTGAATGAGTGGGTCATGGGCAGCTTGCTGAAGGCCAGCGCACGTCGCTCTGTGCGAGTGTTCGTCGGAAACATGATTCGAAGCACAACACTCTTGGCGAAGTTGAGTAAGGATCCAGAGTGGAATCCAACAGTGTTCGGTGCTTTGGTGAAGGACAAGGTGACGGGCAAGCTGCAAGCACTGTGGGAAGGTCGATGGACAGTCGCTGCGTTGCTCAAGGATTATATGAGTTATCGTCGACTCGGACTTGGACATGTGTGGGAAGCAGAGATGATGAATCTTGCTGCTGACACGTTGTTAGCCATGAATCTGGATGGATCAGTGATTGTGCCAGACATAAATCCAGAGGAGTTGACAGCTGGATTCATTTGCCTTGATCCTGCATTCGGACAGAATTCGTGGAATGATGAGTCAGCGATTACAGTTCACGTGCGCAAACACGGAGTAGGGATACCTATTGTCTGCGATTCGAGGAAAGGGAGATGGACAGAGAGCCAAGTGTTCGACGAGATGATGGCACTAAGCTATTACTGGAATCTGGCGACATGGACTATCGAAGCGGCGGCAGCCCAGAAACTCCTGATTCCACTCTTCCGACTCTTTTGCATCGAGAGAGGGATGCCACCCGACACCTTCACGATTCTCCCTATGACTGGTGGGCAGGAAGCGAAGAGCAGTAGAATCAATGCGTTCCGCCAATCCATCGCAAGTAAAAGTTACGGTTTGACAGAAAGCCAAATCGAACTCAAGCTAAGGCTGGAGGAATACTCTCCGGATACGAAAGTGCACGATGACTTGTGCGATTCAGGAGCTTTCGGTCCAATCGTATGGAACATGTACGGTCAGATGATCGAGAGTCAAGGCGTGCAGAGCATGGCTGGAAGGCTCATGCAAGTCAGGAATCAGAACACAATGAATCTAGGAGAGCGCGATGTCTGTCTATTCTAATGCAAGCGAGCAGAATCTGAAGCCAGCGAAGATTGTGCTGGCGAATTCGAATGGACTCCTGAGCAAATTGACGGAAGATCAGTACAGTGATCTGAAGGATTATCTGCTGGGCCGTCTCACAAGTGGCAATGTGAATCGAAGCATTCGTTTGACGAGGTACTCTCGCATCGACCGAATGATCTCCACATGGCAGAAGTTGACTCCAGAGGACAGTCAACGCGAGATTGTGGAGGACAACACGGGCAAGAATCAGGCTCTGCCCATGAACCTTCCGATTCTGGCTGCTCACCTGGACGACACGTGTGCGTTCTACGGCGAAGTGTTCTCGAGTCACAGCCGTGACTTCTACACGGTTCCGCCGAAGATTCTCTCCGAGCCGACGAAGGCTCTGGCGGAGAAGATGAACAAGGATACGAAGAGTCGAAAATACTACAAGGAACTCGTGTCCGGCCTTCGGAGTCTGATTAAGTACAATCTCGGTGGCTACGCAGTCAGATGGGAGGAAGGTGGAGGGCAAGGGGAACTGGCCGAACCGGGCAATCGAATCGAATCTATCGACATGTACAACTATCTCTGGGATACCACGGTGCTGGATCCCAGTAAGATTCCGACTGAAGCCGAGTGGGCAGCCAGGGCGACGACGAAGAATCGCATGTGGCTAGAGCGTGGACAGCTCAACGGGCGGCTGGAGAACGTCGAGAAGGTGCTGTATCCGGATTCGAACACGCTGGCGGAGCGTGAGAGGGCCTATCCGAGCAATGCGCCGGTAGTGAACGGGAGCATGGGCAGGTACTATAAGCAACCGCCGACCTATGTTGGACTCAGCATGGATGCTACGGACGATCACACGGCCGCTGGGCTCAGTGCTCCGAACTGGGAGTCCTACGGTCTGTCTCTGGATTCAGAGGGCACCACTCCAATACCCGGCATCGAGGTAGTGGAGATGTACTGCTGGCTGAATCCGGATCAGTTCGGCCTAATGACTCCCACACAGAGCGGGACTCCGGACCCAAGTCAGCTTGGTGTGGATGCCAATGGGGAGAGCTACAGCCTCTGGAGATTCACCATCGTAGGCTCCTGTGAGATCTGCAAGGCTGAACCAGTCAATGGAATCAGCGGTTCACAGCCTGAGATACCACATTATCTCGGATTCATGAGCGTGGATGACATGAAAGAGGCACAGAGGAGTGTCATGGAGTTGCTGAAGCCCTTTCAGCGATTCAGTTCCTTCCTGTTTAACATCTTTGTGGCCGGCGCGAGGAAGAATATATGGGGACTCAAAGGCTACGACCCCACCATGTTCGACATCACAAAGATCAAACAGGGTGATGTGGCCGGATTCCTGGCCTCTATGCAGCCTGGGAGGGACGTGCGGACGGGTCTGATGACTCTGGATTCGAGCACAGGAACGGACAAGACGATGGAGATGTTGGATGGAGTCATGAATGTGACTCAGAAACTCTTTCCCAGCCAGTCTTTGCCGTCGCAAGTGGCCGGAATTGATCGTGCGGTGAAGAATCAAGTGGCGGCTGTGATGCAAGGGGCGGTCCGACGGCTCTCCATGATTGCGAAGATCATGGATTCTGACATTATGGGTCCGATGCGGCTCCAGTGCTATCGGAATTTGAGTGTGAATGACTCTGAAGGGCTTCAGGGACTCAAAGAAGAGGACGTTGCGAAGGTTCTGGGTTCCGGATTGAACCAGTTGAACCGAGAATCGGTCGCCAGCGAGGTCAAGGAGATGATCTATGCTGTGATTCAGAATCCAGAAGCGTCTCAGACCTATGATGTGGCCGGATTGATGAACTACTGGAGTCAAATGATGGATGCACCCAGTGATTTGGGTGAATTCGTCAAGACTCCGCCTCCGGCTGCCGCAGCAGGGGCTATTGGGCCTGATGGGCAGCCGATCGCGGCTCCTGGAGTCATGGACGCAAGCGGATTGGCTGGTGGTCAGCCAGTGCAGGTGCCTGGCATCTGATTCAAGCGGTCCCCGGAGACCGAACGCGCCAGCGTTCGGTCGAGGAGACCTATACGAAGGACATAGGGGAAACAGAGTCATGAATCTCAGAGAAGTATTTAGCGAGTTGAGTGAGGAGGACAAGACCAGTGTTGCGAAGGCGATTCTGGTTTTGAACAATACTGGATTCCTGAACGAGATCAGCATCCAGAACAAGGAGCACATGCTGTCGGCGGTCAGGGAAGTGGCGCATCAAGGTGATTCGCACCGCTTCACGGCTGGCTGTGTGAGGTTTAATATGATGGAGGAGTTCCTTCGCACCCTCCATGATCTCACGAGTCACCTGGACAAGGAATAGCGGTTTAGTAAGGTATATTGAGTCAAGATTGGAACCTCAAAACGGAAGGCACGAGTGAAATGGCAATATTCTCGAATATGTTTGGCGGCGGAGGCCAACAGCAGAATCAACAAGGGAATGGGCAGGGGAGCGACCAGGGCGGCACCGGGAATGGTGATATGAATCAAAACAGCGACCAGGGTATGTACGACGATGGCACCGAGGACAATGGACTCGAGATCTTCGGCGAATTGTTCAGCGAGGACGATGGTGACGGCGGTGATGGCACTGGTGATGATCAGAATCAGAACCAGAATCAAAATCAAAATCAAAACCAGAACCAAAACCAGAATCAGAACCAGGGCGCCGGCGAGACCGACGAGCAGAAGATCGCCAAGGAGGTTCAGACTCTCTGGAATGCGATGACGGTGCCGGAAACGGTGATTCCGGAGAACTTCGATCCTACAGACCCCAAGCAGCTACGTGATGTGCTGGTGAAGTCGAATCAGGCGGCGGCACAACAGGTGATGGCCATGGTGTTCAAGCCCATGCAGGCGAGTCTGACGGCCTTCGCGAAGGATATTCGGCAGGAGCTGCAGGCTGGATTCCAGCAATATGGCAACCAGACCGGCGCACAGCAGGCACTGGAAACGATCGTGCCAGAGGTTCGAGATCCGAATCTCAAAGGCTTGGTCAATAGTCTGTTCTCCCAGGGCCAGAAGAAGTTCCCGAAGAATCCGACGCAGGCTGCTCAGGCCGTGCGCAAGGCACTCGATGTGATGGGAATCACAGGGCGTCAGAGTGGATCGGACCCTTCCAGGGGGGATTCTAACAACAGCCAGGGAGGGACGTTCAAGACTGGCAAGGATGCGCTGGATATGTTTTTGCCGATGCCCAAGCGGCCCCAGAATGATCAGCAGAATCGCAATCAAGGCGGCACCGGGAATCAGAACCAGAACCGTCGGTGATGTCTGCTGGCGGTGGTTAAGGACGTGAGTCACCCTTAACCACCGCAATTTCCCTAGCGTTGGAGTCAGACAAGAGTTACGTTCAATTGGTAAGTAAATCCCTGCGAACCGGACCAAGGTCCACGATTCAAACGCGAAACGCAAAGGAGATTCAAATGGCCGTTCGCGGAGTTTTTGCAAGTCACTCCGGTATCATCGGAGATCGAAGGGCGGATTTGTCCGCTCGAGTCCTCATGAACATGCCCGGCGGCTCTGCTCCGCTTCTGGCTCTTTCGTCCGGAATGCCGTCGTCGCCGGCGAATGACACGGCGTTCAGCTGGATCGAGGATTCGCATATCAGCGGCAATACCACGGTCGTCGGCACAGTCGGCTCGGGTGCGGTGACTGTTGTGGTTGCTGATTCGAACATCTGGGTGCCCAACAGCATCATCATGAACCAGGCGACCGGCGAATACATGCTCGTGACTTCGGTCAACGGGAACAGCATCGGAATCCTTCGTGGCCTCGCCGGTACAACGGCAGCGGCTCTGACGAACGCCGATGCGCTTCAGTCAATCGGCTCTGGATTCGAAGAGGGCGGCGGAAAACCGACTCCTGTCAGCCAGCGCGGCGCCAGCATCACGAACTACGTCCAGATTTTCAAGAACGGCTGGGCGATCACCGGCACGGCGCAATCGATCGACTTCGTGACCGGCAGCCAGATGGCGATGAATCGCGAACAGGCGGCCGCCTATCACGCGGAGGACATCGAACGTGCGTTCTTCTGGGGCAAGAAGGATGTGCGGACCGTCAACAACAAGCAGTTCCGACTCACCAACGGCGTGCTCTCTCAGATCGCCAGCTACGGCGGACTCGTGTCGCCGGCGAACTACGGCGGTACTCCTGGTGCGATGGCTCTGGCTGGACTCCAGACCTTCATGCGGCAGATTTTCGACAAGCGCGTCAAGGGCTTGCCGAACGAGCGCATCGCGTTCTGTGGTTCGATCGTGCTGGAACTGATTCAGAACATGGTGCTGAAAGACACCACGTATCAGATCACGGCCAACGAGAACAGCTACGGGATTCAGGTGACCACCCTGAACTTCTTCAACGGCCAGCTGAAGCTCGTGACTCATCCGCTGATGGTCGAAAACGCGACCTGGCAGCACGAGCTCTACGTCCTGCATCCCGGACTGATTCGAAAGCGGATCAAGCGCGACTCGTGGTCGGAGGAGTTTTCGCCGCAGAAGCAGAACAACAACGGCATCGATGCGACCGAGGGCTATATCGCGATCGAACTGGGATTCGAGCTCAAGGGCGCCGCTTGCATGGGCATCATGCGGAACATCCAGACCGCGGTGAAGTCCTTCTAGTTCGGCGGCGAAGGTTCGAGGGCTGAATCGCCGAATAGCTGGGTCTGCTGCTTCCTGAGGTTCAAGCAGACCCAGCGTCCCTCGTGAATCTCACATAGAGTTCAAAGGAATAGGGGAAATGAATAGCTATAGGCACAGAGAGTTCATGCGATTCCAGATCGGCGAGTGGGAGTTCAACGACTTCGTGCTCACGATTCCGGACGAGAACGACAACTACAGGTTCTTGGAACTGCTGTCCAAGCAACCGCGACTCGATCAGCTCCAGATCGTCGAATTCAATCCGGAGGCCGAGCGCCTGGCGAACATCAGCATGGCCGAGCGATTCGACGCAGCACGAGGACGTATCGGCAAGCAACAGGTGTTCAAGGGCGGCGCCCAGGATTCAACCGGCATGGTTGACGGTCCGAAGGACGGAAGTGCTGTGGCTCGGCAGCAGTTGCTGGCAGAGCAGGCTGAGACTGATCGTCTGGAGAAGCTGCGGATTCAGAATGAAGCAGCGCAGTTGGCGGCCGACAAGGCGAAGCGCGACGAGTTCATGGCGGAGCAGGCAGAGAAGGAGCGACTCGCCAAGGAAGAAGCATCGGCAGCGGCGGCGGAGCAGGCGGCGAAGGACGAAGCGGCCAAGAAGGCGGCTGCTGGAATCATCGCGTCCAAGAAGTAAGCTTGCAGGTGAGCTAGTCGGAGTCGCAGATGACCACATTCAGTCAAATGGTTGATGAACTGGTGCTGGAACATCTGCGACCCGATTTGAAAACCAGTATTTGTGCCTATCTGAATCAAACAATACGGGAAGTGCATTCCGACAAGAACGGAATCCCGATTCTGTTTAATTCAAATAGGAACGAGCTGGATTACACAGTGACTGTACTGCCGGTCGTATGGCCGATTCCATCCGTGCCACGGTTCCAGAAACTTGACACGGCGTACTATCCGGAGAGCGGGCGGTATGCTAAGGAGCGGGCTCTGAGTCGGGCTTACGATAATGGAGTTGGATCAGACGATGCCTATTGGTATCGATCGGGCCAGAACATCGTTTTCAATGGAGTTCTGGTTGGGAATCATATCTATCTGGCATGGTTTGAGTTCCCACGGCAACTGCTGTATTATGCTGTTGCGGATCGTCCAGCCACCTACGATGTGGAGAATGATTCATACACCTATCTCCCTGCATACGATGTGGATGCAACGACTCGCGAAGACGCGGTAAACAAGACGGATAATTGGCTCCTGACTCGTTGGCCAGAGATGATGAAACAGGGAGTCAGGTCTAAGATCTTCTCCAGGCTCGGGGAGGATGTGAGAGCGAAAACGAACTATTCGCTCTATGAGTCGCAGCGTGCTGGACTCATCGGTTCCGAGCAATATAACTTGAACGGTTAACCTCCAAAGGAGAATCAAATGGCCACCCTTCAATCCCCGTATAAGTTGTCGAAGGCATTCGATCAGCAGATTCAAGATCTTTCGTCCAAGCAGGCGGACATGAGCGTCGGCTACGACGACAACACGGTGGCCTACACGGCTGCTCGACTCATCGATGCGACCGACATGGGCAAGTTCCTTTATATCACCACAGCCGGCGCCATCAACGTGACGTTGCAGTCGGACGCGAATGCTCCTGGAATCACGATCGGCCAGGAATGCGAAGTCATGCAGGCGGGCGCTGGACTCATCACGTTCCTTGCTGGCGGCGGTGCGACGGTGAACAAGGCGGTTCCGACGCTCAAGACGCTCGGCCAGTGGAGTCGGTGCAAGGTCAAGAAGGTGGCGGCCAACACGTGGGTCGTCAACGGTGATCTCGCTCTGGTCTAATCCTTGGCGCTGGGAGTGCGAGAGTTCTCCCTAGCTGACTCGGAGACGGGGACCAGCAACCGCCATGGTGCTGGTCCCCGTTTGTGCATATGGGTGTGAAGGGGACTCACAATGACTGGCCTGAATGTAGAGGAACTGAAAGTAACACAGCAGAAGCTGAAGGACGAAGGATTCGATCCTGGTGTGATCGATGGCCTGTGGGGCAGGAATACGTCCAGAGCAGTTCGTGCTTTTCAGTCGACTCAACATCTTGATCCCACGGGGATTCTAGACGAGCCTACGATGAAGGCACTCGGCCTTCAAAAGAAGATGAAGGCATTCGAGGTTGATCCTCCGTGGCTCGCGCTTGCACGGCAGAAGATGGGATTCCTTGAGAACGAGGAGCGGACCAAGGCGTTTCTAAAGGCCGATGGCAAGACACTCGGCGATCCGAGTCAGTTCCCATGGTGCGGAGATTTCATCGAGACGTGCTTTGGGCTCACGCTGCGGGATGAGATTCTTCCTGTGAATCCATATTATGCCCTGAATTGGCTCAAGTGGGGTCAAGGGCTCACAGAGCCTGCATTGGGCTGTGTGGGAGTCAAGAAGCGATTCCAGAACAAGGTGCTGGTTGGTGGCCATGTGTTCTTCGTGGTCGGTCAGACGCAGTTGAACATATTTGCTCTCGGAGGGAATCAGAGCAATCGCGTCAGCATCGTGACCATCAGCAAGAATGTTGTCGAGGGTTATCGCTGGCCTTCGACTCAGCCGCTGCCCCCTCCGATGGGCATCAGCCCTCCAGGCAGCTTTGCACGCGGTGGTAGTGAGGCATAGAGGGAATCATGTCTTTCAAATCCAGCCCAGGGAACATTCCTATCGTGCGTGAGATTCTCATGCGCGGTGATCCGGAGCGTGGAATCAAAGGTTTGAGAGGGTTCGCGTTGGCTGGAGCACTGGCCAGGGTGAAGTCTGAATCACAGTTCGATCCAAAGGCGGTTCGGCTGAATGATGCTGGGCCGGGAAAGCATAGCCGTGGCTTGCTTCAGTGGAATCGTTCGCGCTTGGCTCGTTTGCAGAGGTATGCAAACGATACTGGGCAGGACTGGAATGACGTGCGGACTCAGGCCAAGTACTTCCTACGCGAAGTCAATGGGCTTGAGGAGCCAAAGGAGAAGAAGTATGGCGCTCAACTC